GAGTTCAATTAGAGTTCAATTAGAGTTCAATTAGAGTTCAATTAGAGTTCAATTAGAGTTCAATTAGAGTTCAATTAGAGTTCAATTAGAGTTCAATTAGAGTTCAATTAGAGTTCAATTAGAGAGTTATGTATGCGAAATGTATTATAGTTGGGTTGACCCTACACACATGGAGTATAATAAACGATTAGTAAAGTAAGCAATAAATGTAGGTAATGACACTAAAAATATTTGAAAAATACCATCCTTCTTTTTGTCAAATAAAAAGATGTATAAAGCGGATAAGATGATATATAAAACAAGAAGTAAATTAATAACAGATAAGTAGTAAAAATAATCACAGTATTCGCCTGAAAGTGGTTTTACAGCGTCCTTGAGGGATTGTCCAGATTGTGTAAATAGATTCATTTATAATTTATACGAATAAAATAATAATATTTTATGGAATAAATTTATGAAATATTATTAAGAGTATATATAAAACAATGAATAATGGATTTATTAGAAAACATATAAATAGTGTATCGATTATTATCTTTTTACTATCCTTCATTTTACTAAACTATGTTCAACCAGGGTTTTTATATAATAATGACGGTACAATTCGTGAATTTGGCCTTGGTCAACGAAGAAAAACAATATTACCGGTCTGGTTATTAAGCATAATTTTAGGCATATTATCGTATATAAGTGTTTTGTATTTCATTACCATTCCTAAATTTAGGTAAATATTTTACTCATATGATTTGTAAACTATTTTACTTTTGTCCTTAGTTTGTTTTTCTTGTTCAAGTTTCTTTTCCTGTTCCACATACTCAGCATGTCTTTTATCCATTTCCTTTACTGATTGTGTACATCCTGAATTTAGGATAGTATTATAACTGACAGAAGTAGTTAGCATTCCGGTTAAGGCATACCATACAAATACAGCAATTTCTGTTTTCATTTTAATAAATCCTTTTAATTCCTCAAATTGTACGTCACCGACACCAGATTTAAATAGCTTACCAGAAGACATGCTATTCCACCACTCTTGTACGTTTTCATTTGTCATAGAATTAATCAAAAGTGATTTATCTTCGTAGACATTATTTATAGCAGATATCATACCTGATTGATTAGGTGCCAAATCAATTGTTTTTCTATCTTTTAGAATGTCTTTAAAAAATCCATTTACACCAGTAATATATGCGAACAAATATCCAATTGTATTTGAGAATGGTGACAGCCAACTAGGAAACATCATTAGTAAAAAATTGACCATACCAAATATCAATAACCATGGAACGAGTGTTGCTTGTATAGCAATACCATACTGTTTAAAACCGCAAATATTATCAGTTAGTCCTAAATTAATAAAGAATTGACTTGTTATGAGTGATAAAAAATAAATAAGAGTCCATAATTTAATAGTGGTTGGAGATTTTGTATAATATTTAAAGATTGAATATGCTAATGTCAATAATAGAAATATAATAATAGATGTGGATGGATTTGCTGCGGCCATATAATAAATAGGGATAAATTAATTTGAAATTATAAATACTTATTTTAATGGAGACTTTACAATATATTCGTCCTCGTTTAATTGAACCAGGTGTGAAATATTTTTTAAGTTCATCGTTGGAACAATGTAGTCTATTGAAGACCAAATATTATAATTTGTTATATAATTTAGGAATGTTCTCAGTTTTATCATTGATTGTGGGTATAACCTTATATGTGAAATATAAGAATAAAAACAACTTGAAGTTACAAGAAGAAAAAAAGAAACAAGAACAAGAATATATTATGAACAAATTAAGGTTTATGCAAGATTATCGAAAGAATCAAATTGATAGACCCATGAGTGATTTATCAACATGGCAAAATAATCCGGAAGTTCAATTCTACAATAAGAAAATATTCTCCTAATTTATATATCCAATGAGTGTTGAAATAAGTTCTATAGATTCATTGTCATCTGGTGCATCTGGTGCATCTGGAGTAGTTGATTCATTTGAACCGATTACTTCTTCATCAAGTGAATCGATGGATTCAAAAAATAAGATTACTCTAGACGAATCAGTAAATGAAAAAATAGCCGAATACTATAAACTAAAACAATCGTATGACAAAAAAAAACAAGATCAAAAGAATAGTATATTGGCAAATGATAAATTGACATTAAAACAAAAACAAGATAAATATCGTAAATTAACTATAAATTGTATTAATTGCGGACGAAAGGTAGGGACAATATTTAAAAATAGTGAAAACCTATTAACGGCTATTTGTGGGGATAATACAAAACCATGTATTTTGAATATTAAGATAGACCGAGGCGCTTACATTAATTTAGAAGATTTAATGGATGTTTTTCAATCCGGTGTAAATGATTTGAAGGAACAAATCATCACTATAAAGTTGGATTTATTATTTGGATACGAAAAAGAAAGTAAGGTATTAGAGAAATTTAATATATTAAAAGACGAATTAGCAGGTGATTTGGAATCTGTCATGGAATATAAAACACAATACATTGAAAAAATGTATAATTTAGATAATAAAACAGATTTAGATGCGAAAATGCGAACATTTTACAATAATGTATCAATGGTAAAATCAACAATTGATGAATTTAATGAAACTGGACAAATACAATTAATCAAGGATATGATTGTTTTATACGATAAGGAAATGGTACCACTATTAGACGATATTCGTAACTTGAAATATAAAGACATACATATGGAATACAATAATGAAAATCTTAATTTAAATTTAATTCGAAAAACATTCACACTACAAGATATGCTGTATACTATGGAAACACCAAAAGTTGAATCATTTGTAATTGGTTAGGTGTAAGCATAAGAATATATTTTTAATAACAATCTATAATAGATAGAAATGAAATTAATCAATTTCAAAGTATTTATTCTTAGTTTTTTATTAGGTGTGTTGGGTATATATTTATCAACACCTACACCAAAAAAAATAACTGTTTATCCTACAGATGACAATACACATTTATTTCAATTCAGTGATAATGTAAACAACTGTTTTCAATTAAAACAAAATATAGTAAAATGTTCTAAGGATAGTGAAGAAATTCCAATACAAATATAGATTGAAGTTTGAAGAATAAAACTAATTACAATATTTACAATATATATACCATGGGTCTAGAGAGAATATTTCACACAGAATCTGGAAGAATCATTATTTCTGTTTTATTGGGATTAGGATTATCAACATTATTTAGAAAAGAATGTATTGGAAGAAATTGTATTGAATTTGTCGCTCCTACTTTAGAGGATATTAAGAAAAAAGTATATAAGTATGGAACCAACTGTTTCAAGTATGAAATAGAATCAAATAAATGTGATAATAGTAAAAAAAGCATAAATTTTACATAAATTTATTTTGTGTGATTTTGCGTAAATATTGGTTTCTATCATTCTTATCAAATAGTAGATATGAATGATACAACAAGTTTAGCTGATTTGCCATCGGATCCTAGTTTAGGTTCGGGTACAGGAACTGGAACGAATGGTGGTGAGCAAAATGTGGTTATACAACCAGCCACGAAACCCACCATTTATAGTCCTCAAATGGAATCTGCGCCACCACAAGGAGCTATGAATTCCAATTCAATTGATGAACAAAAAACAATGAACGAAGTCGTGTCAGGTATTCAACAAGCAAGTGCCAGTGGTGCTACTGGTTTGCCTTCACGTGACATACCGACCAATACAGTACATTTTTCAGACGAACAAGTACAACCTAATTATGTTCCACAAAAAGAGCAAAATGATTATATTCAAGACACTGATACAGAAAATGAAATATTGGCTAGGAGAATGAAATCACAAAATTCACGCGATTCAATGGAAATATTATATGATGAGTTTCAAATACCTATCCTAATAGGTATTCTATATTTTATTTTTCAGTTACCTGTTGTGCGAAGTAAAATGCTTGTTTTAATACCATCTCTCTTTAATAATGATGGCAATCCCAATCTTACCGGATATGTACTAAACAGTTTGTTCTTTGGTATATTATATTATGTAATTTCTAAATTGATGGCTCATTTACAACATTTGTAATTGTAAGTGTAAACAACTACACTAGAATCCACAACCATAACAATCATTAGCAAATACACAATCATTTGGACCATTACCTGGATATTGACACCCCCATGTATCATTGCCAATCTTTGTACATCCATCTTTACAATCATTGGCAAACCAATAAGAGGTTGTCCACCAAGGAACATATCTAGGGTAATATTGATGAATCGGAGGTCGGTGATATCCGTAACCAGTATTTCCACCATACCATCTTCTTCCACCTCTACCTCTTCCGCCTCTACCTCTTCCTCTTCCACCTCTTCCACCTCTTCCACCTCTTCCACCTCTTCCACCTCTTCCACCTAAACCTTCGATAATATTATATGTATCCAATTGTGGAATAAAAAATAGTATTGACAATATGGCTACTAGTAAAATAGTTACGCATACAAAAAATTTATTCATTATATAATACATAAATTTTTTATTTTACACCTTTGAATAGTTGAGTTAGATTTTCATAATTTGTTGAATATTGGATATTTCTTGGAAATATTCAACAAGTGGGTCGTTGTTGTAATCATATATGTAGTAAATATTTTGTATACCAGACGCACATAATATTTTCATACAATTTACACATGGATAATGTGTAATATACGCATCACAATCATTAGTACTGACACCACGTTTAGCACAATCTGTTATCGCATTTTGCTCTGCATGAACTGTAGCTTGTTCATGATTGTTAATCACAACCGATTCATGTGGAGCACCCGGTAAAAAACCATTGTATCCTTGAGAAATTATGCGATTATCTTTTACTAATAAACACCCGACTTGAAGACGATGGCAAGGTGATCTAGTTGCTGTATATTTGGCAATTTGTTTGAAATATTCTTGCCACGAGGGTCTATCTGTTTGTCCAGAGCATTCCATATAACTAATATTTGTATTGAGTAAATATTGCGAAATTATAATATGAACTCATTTCAATATTATTAATTAATTATGGCCCTAAATGCCTTTATTAATACATTGATTGAAAATATACCTGAAAAACATTTATCAAAAGAAATAGACTTGGTATTAGATGGAGGAGCATTCAATGGTATTTATATGTTAGGAGGTCTATTTTATATGAAAGAACTAGAAGCTAGAGAGAAAATAAAGATAAAAAGAGTATCTGGATGTAGTATTGGAGCCATTTTAGGGCTATTATTTCTTCTTGATAAGATGGATGTCGCCATAAGTATATGTAATATGTGTTATAAATGTATCCGAAAAAGTCAAGATTTGAAAAAGATGTTGGTTGTGTTTAAAAAAACGATGAATGAAACAATAACGGACGAAGATGTAAAAAGGGTGAACAATCGTTTCTATTTGACCTATTTTGATACAAAAAAGGGTAAACAAATAGTAAAGAAGAAATATAAGAGTAAGGATGAATTAATTGATTATATTGTGAAATCTCTCTACGTTCCTTATTTAATAGATCGTGAGTATACTGATAAAGATGGTTGTATTGATGGTGCGTTCCCTTATATGTTCAAGTCTACGAATAGCGAAAATAGAAAGGTTCTCTTTTTTAATCTACAAAGTTTTGATAAAATCAAGAAGATGATTTTTATAAAAAAAGAGAAGAATATTTACCCGCGATTATTGGAAGGACTCAACGATACCCATTCATTCTTTGAAAAGAACGAGCCTAATAACATGTGTAGTTATGTAAACGATTGGTCCATTACAGAAATATTATTTTTCAGGTTGAGAGAAATTATCTATGTTATTCTTTTCTATATATTTAGAGTAGGTCTTTATATAGATACTATTTTCCCCGAGAGTTGGAGAAAGGATGTATTTATTCAACAACATATATCGGTATTTAAAAATATATGGAGAGATATCATGTTATATTTGACTGTGTAAGAATATCAATAGTAAATAACAATTATTTTTGTATAAACGTATTATATATACGAAAATAATGTCGGGTTCAAATATGAGTCTTACTGATCAAAATATAAAATTTGTCCAAACCGAATATTTAAAGTATATGATAAATAATTTAGATAAAAATACAATGTTTTTTTCAATAATAGGAGGTCATGCTTTGAATAACATTATAAGTGGTATAAATAATGAAAGAGGTACTAATACATACTCATTACCCCGTCAAGTAAATAATAACAATATAGATACCATCTTAATAGTAGAACCTTCTACCGATTATAGTCAAAATAAAAGATACAGTGAAATAACATCAATGGAATCTAGGGTAAAGACGTTCGAGCCTATAGTATTAGGATTAGATACATTTGCGAAAGAAATATCTACAAAAATTGGAAAACAAGTTAGTATAAACTATATATGGGGTAAGAATACTTCTGTAAAACGTTATATATTTCCAGGTGTATTATTACAGGTGATGTATGATGGTAACATACCAATTGTAGATATGTCACTTGAAATTAATGCAGGTCTTAATATCGTTAATGCTTATAATGCATTATGTGATATAACTACAGGTATTCCCTATTTAAATGTTTATGGGTGGTCAATACTTCAATATTTTGGAGTTAATCCGGATGATAATAATACACAAATACAAAAAATGACTAGTGATTATACATTTATTATGAATCAATTTAATAATGTCACACCATATGCTAATTTTTTACAAGATTTGTTGAATCGTACAACAATATTTAACACCACACTAATTACCGAGTATCATTTTTTAGGTGGAAATATAATGGATTATTTGTTAAAGACTTTAAATATAGAGATAAATTTAACAGATAACCAAAATAACCGTACTACAATAGTATATACCCAATACAAAGACGAGGTAGAGAATGGAGGTATTTTAGAATATGCACGTAAATATAGTCCAGACGGGAATTATTATATTACATTACGTAACGTAATTAATCAATGTATTTCTAATATTTCAAACGATTTAATGAGCAACCAACTTGGTGTTATAGCAAAATCAGGTGGTGAAGTTAGTATATATCGTGGAATGGATATTCCAGGAAAACAGGTATCATATATGGTAAATGATATTGATAGTAAAGTATGGATTAAGGATGATAACAAAGAGAAGGTGTATCAAATTATCATATACCATTTATTGATATTAACAATATATATTGACATGAACAACTTTATGGAAACTTTTATAAATGAAATAAATAAGCAATATAAAGAAACTAAGTCTACCTTATTTAATGAAGATTTTACTATAATGTTATCAAATTTAGATCCAGCAAAGATGAGAAATACTACTGCTAGAAGTATTCAAATAGGTGAATCAAATATACAATTATTTAGTATGGATATGTTTGCACAAATGAATATAATGATTCATGGAAATATCATCTGTTCAGGATTAGTTCAATCATCTCCATTAGATATAGCTATTGAACAATCTGTATTTGAATGGAGTAATATCGAACAAGTTACTGGTAATGACTATATGTGGATTGTATCACAATCATATATAAAAAAGGATTTAACAACATTATTAAAAAATCCTGAAAGAAGTTCCAAAAGAGAAAAGGATGAGACAAGATTAGCATTTTATGAACAACAAGACCGACCAATAATTCTGGAACGTGCTCAATATTTATCTGCCAGTCTTGGTGCTGATAATACTGTAGGTTATCCGGTTAATAATATATTGGATACCACACGTATAATATTCCCTTCATTCTTTACTCCAGAACTGAAATCTTTTTTTATAGGAGAATTTACAAATTTATTTAATTCAGCTATGACAGTGACACGATATAAATCTCCAAAAAGTGTAATAGGTGCGACTGTAGACGAAGATACACTTAATGTGTATAGTGGAGGAAAATATATAAAACAGAAGGCAAGAAAACAGAAAGCAAGAAAACAGAAAGCAAAAAAACAGAAAACAAAAAAACAGAAAATAAAAAAACAGAAAACAACGAGTCATAAAACAACGAGTCATAAAACAAAGAGTCATAAAACAAAGAGTCATAAAACAAAGAGTCATAAACTAAGGAATAACAAACCAATGAATCGTAAATCAAGAAAAACATAAATCAAGAAAACATACACTATTGAATGTGTAAATTGTGTAAAATATAATAAAAATACATAAAATTATTATTATTATATGAATTTCGCAATGTTTTGAATCAATATACACATTCGTATTTTCACCATAAATTTAAATCTTCAAAAGTGTATATGACGACTACGCTTGACGAGATTAAGGAAATATTACTGGTAATGAATAAAAATATTGAAAAACTCAATGAGAAAATGGATGTAATGTGTAGCAAATTGGATGGAGAAGTAATTGGTGAGTGTAAAAAAATGAGTTCACATATTAGTTTTGTTGAAGGCGTATACGATAGTATGAAACATCCATTGAATTACCTTTGTAATACTATAAATGGAATGTCACAAGATAAACAGATATGTAATGATAGTGCGTAAAACAACAAATTATTCAATTACAAGTATTCAATTACAAGTATTCAATTACCGTAATACATTGGACAACAGTAATAGCAATGTAATTTGAACAATGACTCCCGATACACCATCATGATACATACCACCAACTACGCCCAAATTATCATAATAATATTTTTCAAGATAAGGGAACAATTTACTCCATTTCATTATAAATCCATATAATGCGCTAATAATGAAGGTTACTATCATAAATTTTCCAACATATATGATATCAAATATGCTTTTAGGAAAAGACATTATTGATAAAATAATAGGTTGTGTTGTTGCTCCTACAAAACCAGCTATTAGAGCAGCGGCTAAAAGAGTATGATGTTGAAAATAAGGCTTCAAGTATTTAACAAAATCCATTTGTAGTGCTTTAGGTAGTTTTTCGAAATTAAGAGACATAAACCGCAAGACAATGTCCCACAAAGCAGTGATGATAAAAGTTAGAATAATTAATTTACAATTCATTTAATATTACCCGCGATAAAATTATTTGATATACTACTGTTCTAAGCAAATAACGTTGAAAGTAACATAAGTGAACCAATTGCTGTCAAATTTTTCATAAAAGCTGAATATTGGCCTTTATTTGTTGGGAAATGATAAATAAGATTTGCTAAAACGGTAAATACTGCTAATCCTACACTAGAATAATACGCACACTCTGTGTGTGTATTTGTGTATAGAGAGAACATAATGATAATTGGAGCAAATATTTCTAGTAAAACAACCCCTAATATAGTTAAATCATAAAAAATACTAGGTAATTTTTGTAGGAAAAACATACTTTGAAAACCTTTTACGGTTGATGAAAAATTCTTAGCTTTATTTATACCGGCTAAAAAATACATTAGTAAGATCATGAACGCATAAAATAAAATATACATTGTCATATACATTTCATTTTATTTTATTTTATTTTATTTTATTTTATTTTATTTTATTTTATTTTATTTTATTTTCGTAAAGAACCATGGATACCATAGTATATGAAATGCCTAGTACCTAGAATAGACCAAATATTCCATTTCCTTTGGAATTCTTCTTGGTAAATTTCTTGGTATTTTTCTGGCGCCTTTGTGTTTTGCCCTCTCCAGCTGAATGTTTCTTATTAGCCTTGGTCTTTTTATTAGAGTGAGAACGAGTTTTATGTTTTGTATTTGACTTGTTTGTTTTTTCCTCAAATGGAACATATCGTAAGAACCACGATTCGTATTCTTTTGACCCACGTTCACCCTTTAATTCCTTGTATTTTTCAGATTTGGTATTTCGCATTTCTTCCAAGGTGTCTTGTTTACCGTAACAATTAATGCTGAAACGCTTTAAAACACCTTTTTGTTGAAGACGGTTTTTTTGCTGAACGTCAAATAAATATTGAGCCATACATACAATACGTTCGTCATCATAATAATCACGACCACTATAGAAAAAGGCGAAATAAAAACTCAACATTGTATCAATAGTAGCGACACGAACACTTTTGTTACCCTTTTTAACAACATTATAACTGTGACATGCTAATGGTTTATAAATAAACGCAATAGTTTCATGAATCTTGTTGATTTTCACCTTTATTTCAATGTGAGGAGCAATTAGTTCCCCGATACCAGTGTGTTTGATAATTTGAATATCCTTATAATCAAAATCCTCTAATCGTTCTTTTAACATAGTAGCTGCTTTTTCAGGTTCTTCAGACAATACATCAAAATCTGGTGTTTTATGAAACATTTTTCTTTGTTTAGCAGGCATATATGTAGAATATAGAAAACTAGCATAACCACCGAAAAATACGAGTCCTTGGTCAATAAAAGCGTCGCGAACAACATAATACAATTGTTCTTCTGTACCATTATCAACTCGTTCAAATTTTCTCTGAAAAGTTTTAGGATCACAATGTTTCCCCTTTAACGGATAATTTTTGTTTAATAATAGGAGACGTTTTAAGACCTTTTCCCATCTACTAATGTCACCAGCAGGACGTGACAACTCCAAATACATGTTCATCCTGAGAAAATTAGGTGGACAATATAAAATACCATACACACGGATTGCTTCCTTTTGAACACGAGTAAAAAGTGATTTTTCTAAATAGGTTATATCAGCTACTGGAATGAAATTAACATATACTTTGTATGTTCCATGATGAACACCCGATTTCGCCTCCACTTCCTGAAACCCTGCTTCATAATAAATATCGGCCAGTTTTTTTGCGTCTTCTAGAGCATTAGATGAGTAAAAATCATAATCTGGTATTTCAAGGTTTTTGTCATAGAATTGGTCCTCTAATGGGAGAATATTATTAATAGCGGTACCTCCATAACAAACGAGTTTATTTTTCTTTAAAAAATCTTCTAAAATGGAAATGATTTTTTTAACATCCGGATCACTGGTGATTTTTTGACCCTTGCGTTTTTCGGCTATATCAATCGCATCCCTTAATATAGCTACCTCTTTTTCCTCAAGGGTTAATTTAGTATTACATGTAGCCATGAATAAAGAATATATATTATGCTGTTATAAAAATATAATATGTATTTGAATAAATTGTATTTGAATAAATCGTATATCAGATAACTACCGTATATTTTACACACTAACAGAATAATAATCTGTAGTCGTTGTGCGTGTAGTATAAGAATTTTCAGGAGATTGAGGTGTTGGTTTAGGGATGGTAGCAGGTACAAATCGTAGATTTTCTGGTTTTAATGCAAACGCGTGACCAACTTTATCAAAATACAGACTATAATACTCCATATTTGAATCAAAGTTTTGAAAACACATACCAACCCATTGACAACCGTAACTGAAATTTAGAGCAGCTGATACATTATTATTGGATACACTTAAATCTGGCATGGTGAATGACATATTTTTTTTATTATATTCAATCAATTCATTTGAATCAGGTGTAAATTTGACATCATATTCGCGCGATCCTCTTAGAAATACAGAATTAGATGCGATATTTACATATTCTTTTAATGGTGTTGTTTCGTAAAGAGGATTGCCACGATCAACTGAAATAATAATTTTATTTACGAATTTGGTCAATGGTTCACTCCCTAAATTTTGTCCATTGTATTCATAACTATAGTCTTTACCAAGTAATTTAGGACCAATTGTCGAATAGATAGTATCAGCCATTTTTTTGTAAATTTTTTCATTGTTACTAGAAATGCGGAAATGTAAAATTAATGGATCGTTTGGATTAGGGCATGAACCTCCACTAAAAGCATAATTATTTACTATTTGCATGGCACTTTTCAATGGAATTTGATTATATGTTTGCTTAATATGATAATTATTAACTGAAGATGTAGCTATTACTGGCTCATCATTAACTGAATAAATTTCAAAATCTAACACTCGAGCTCCTTGTGCGATACAAGCTTTTAAAGCACACTCACCTACCCAATCATTTTTAAATTCACCACTACAACAGCAATTATAAGCAGTTTTAATATAATAATCCCTCAATTTGTATTGGTAAGAAGAATCATTGACATTAAAGGATGAAATGGTAGGAAATGATGAATATATGTTTTTTATATTGTCACAATTATTTTGACCAAGTACCATTTTATTTCTTGTGTAGACAATTAGTCCAATAATCATTATAGCAACTAATGTATACGCGGTATATTTAACCATAGTTGCTTTATTTTGCTCATTCATTAAACCTGAAAACATTTGTTTGAATTTATTTACTTTATCCATAATACTTATATTATCATATGAAAAAATAATTTGTATTAGAACAATTACGAATGAATTGTATGTTGTAATTATATGTATATTTTTCTAAATGATAAACGTAAACTGTGAAATTATGTGTAAAAATTATCAAAGGTGTAAAATTTAACAATTAAGATTACATTAAGTTAAATATTATTATTGTATGATAATATATATACGAATGCCTGGAGGATTATTAAATTTGGTGGCTTATGGAAATCAAAATGTATATTTAAATGGAAATCCGTCGAAAACTTTTTTCAAAACGACATATAAAAAATACACCAATTTCGGTCTTCAAAAGTTTCGCATAGATTTTGACGGACAACGTAATTTACGTACTACAGAATCATCTAAATTCACCTTTAGAATGAAACGATATGCTGAATTATTGATGGACACTTATTTAGTTGTCCAATTGCCTACCATTTGGAGTCCAATTTATCCACCTCAAGACTGCTCTTCTAACTGGGCACCTTATGAATTTAAATGGATAGATAATTTGGGAACACAAATGATTGAAGAAGTGGAAATATCAGTCGGTGGACAAACACTGAACAAGTATTCTGGTGCTTATTTACTAGCCATGGTTCAGCGTGACTTTTCTACCGAGAAAAAGGCACTTTACAACAAAATGACTGGTAATACAAGTGAATTAAATGATCCTGGAAATGTGGCTCCTAGGATAAATGCTTATCCAAATGCTTATTATGATGAGGATTATGGCCAACAAGGACCAGAACCATCTATTAGAGCCAGAAAGTTATATATACCTATCAATTTTTGGTTTACTATGGCTGCGAAAATGGCGTTTCCTTTAGTAGCACTTCAATACAATGAATTAGAGATAAATATTACATTAAGACCTATTCAAGAATTGATTGTTATACGTGATGTAGAAGATCAAGCACATAATTATCCATATATTCAACCTAATTTTAATGATCCATTACAACAATTTTACCGATTCTTACAACCACCACCTGATATAGCATTAAGTACAACATCATATCAAGATAAAAGAACAAATTGGAACGCGGATATTCATTTAGTATCTACTTATGGATTTTTAACAGAGGAAGAGTCAAAAGTATTTGCAGCTCAAGAGCAAAAATATTTATTTAAGTCTGTATATGATTGGAAGTTTTTCAATGTTACTGGTAGTCAACGTGTTAAATTAGAAAATACTCAGGGTATGATTTCATCTTGGATGTGGGCATTTCAACGAAGTGATATTAATTTGAGAAATGAATGGAGTAATTATACGAACTGGCCTTATAAAGAATTGCCTAATAATAGTACATATGCTGACTCATCTGGTAATTGGAGCGTACCTGTACTCGATTGTTCGGGAGGTACAGATATTGGTCCTGGTTATAATCCGTTAGAAAATCCTATATTTGGACATACATCCGGACTAGTTACAACTGGTCCCTTTTCTCCTGAAAATCAAAAAAATATTTTACTTCAATTCGGTGTTTTATTGGATGGAAAATACAGAGAAAATGTTTTAGATGCTGGAATATACGACTATGTTGAAAAATATGTGCGCACATCAGGCAATGCTCCAGACGGCCTTTACAATTATAGTTTTGCGATTCATAATGATCCATTTGATTTTCAACCATCTGGAGCCATGAATATGAGTAAGTTCAAAGACATTCAACTAGAATTCACTACGTATAGTCCACCATTAGACCCTTCGGCACAATTCTTGACCATTTGCGATTCATGTGGAAATTTAATCGGTGTAAATAAACCCACTTGGAGAATTTACGATTATAACTATAATATGACCGTGTTTGAAGAGAGATACAATGTGCTTACATTTGTTGGTGGAAATTGTGGTCTAATGTACGCCCGATAATACAATACAGCTACCTACTTCAATATTGATTGATTGATTGATTGAATGAAATATTTTATTATTATTTTTACAATAAAATATTTTTGCTAAATGCTAATCTAGTTGTTTGTTTACATATTCTGTGTCTAATAGTTCCTTCACTCTAGGCATTAAATTATGTAATGGTTTCTGTTCTGTCATTCTAATAATATCTACACTCTCATACCAGACCTTGTCATCATTGTCAAACCATCGCCATTCACTTGTATATCCAATAAGAAGTAATGTTTTTATACCCATAACACCAGCCAAATGTGCGATTGAAGTGTCTATAGTAACAAGGACATCTATATTCCGCAATATGGATATAGTATCCGTAAACGCCTTATTCATATCAATATCATCCACAAATATTTCGCTAGCAAAATCTATTTTGGAAAAATCGTCTTTAATTTTATCATCCATTTTATGAAGACATATAGCTTGAATATTTTCATCACAACAAATATTTTTAAAATCATTCAATTCAATATGTTTATCAATATAGGAAATCAATAATCCACTATACATAAATCCTACTTTGAGTTTATCGTTGAATGGCAACATTTTATTGTACCATTTTTCATCGTTTTCTTTATCACGTATAATATAATCAATATCATTCGGTATAATCATTTGTAGTTTCAGTATATATGGAAGTGACATTATATACAATTTTGCATTGTATATAGAAAGATCAACCGGGTTTGAATCATCAATTATAGTAATATTTTCATATGAATCTGTGTTAAATAAATGGGATACGATATTTTTACAAAAATATGTGATTTTTAATTCAGGATATCGTTTCGTTAATTCAATGATAAATCGAAAATACTGTATATTATCACCAATTCCTTGTTCATATACAATCATGAGATGTTTACATGATACTTTACCATCCCAATAGGGTAATGATGGTATTTGTACACGACTGATTTGGTTTGTTTGTGGACAAATTCGATTCTCGACTAACCGGTTCTCATATAACTCATATCCTTTTATGAATTGTTTAGATGCTAAATATGGAAAACACATGTTGTATAATTGTTCCGTATCAGGATTTTTTATGGATTCGTAATTACGAATAGATTCCTTGTATTTTTTAATATATAATTGTGCAGAGCCTAGAATACTGTATGTAACGTCTTGTTTCTCCAGTCTCAAAGATAGTTGTAAAGAAATGATGGCATGTTTGTATTCTCTCAATTTAATATAACAAATTGCCAGATTGTTATATATAGCAGAAATGCTATTATTTAGAGAAATGATTTTTTTATAACATTCAACTGACATAGTATAATTATTATCTATACTATAGGTTTCTGCCAAACTATTATAAAGAATACAATATGATGGAATTGACTGAGGTGGAATATTGGTGATTGGTAATTGCTTTATTAACATTTTTAATCCTTCTATAGTTTTTTCACTATCATTAAGTGTAGCGTATACATTCAGCAATACAGTTAAAGCTTCGCTACGTTGTGGATTACTTATAAATAATTCGTTACATTGTGTTATTACTTGATTATAGTCTTTCTTTCCCATATGAGAATATATACGTTCTAATGTAGTATTAAACGAAGACATTACTATATGTATATTATTTTAACAAAAAATACGTTTATATATATTTTTCTGCGAATAACTTAAACATATTTATAGAATAATATTATTCAAATGAGTAATATTATCCAAGTACCTATTTCTATCGGAGAACTATGTGACAAATATACTATTTTATTGATTAAAAGAGAGAAAATCGACGATAAATATAAGCGAGACAATGTAGAAAAAGAATTAACATATTTACAATCATTGGTCGATAAATTAAACATAAAAACAGAAAATCTAATTGATTTAAAAAATGTAAATGAAAAGTTATGGAATATTGAAGATGATATTCGCATAAAAGAGTTTAATAAACAATTTGACGATGAATTTATTGAATTAGCCAGATCAGTATATGTTACAAATGACTTACGTTTCGAAATAAAAAACAGCATTAGTAAAGAATACAATTCAGATATTTTGGAGGTGAAGAGTTATAACAAATATTAGAACAAGTTACATACTTCAATAGGTTACGTGAATGAAGTAATTTATTATAAGTTACATGATAATGGACAATTCAAACCTTTGTATGGGTCAGCGGACCAAGCAGTATTAGCAGAATAAGTACCACAATCAGAAAACATACCGGTAGCCGTTTTACGGCATTTATAGTCAACGGTAAATTTGTGATTATTTGGATATTCAAATTCAGTAGTTGATAAGGCGTCTTTTTCTTGTTCCGCTTCTGGGAAATCACCCATTGCGTCAGTGGTTTCTTTGTCAAAAGGGTTTGGGTCACTTGGTCTTAAATTATCTATTACATCTTTTGTATAACCATTACTCACAGTTAACAATTGTTTTTCTTTTATGTAATCGGGGTCTACTGAACCTATTGTATAAGAGCCAGGGGGTTGTATGATACCTTCTACATCTTGAGGTGTAAACCCTTCCTTAATTGAATGAAACATCCATTTTTGAAAATAAAAATATTGATAAATTATCCATAAAAATAATAAAATGGCACTAAAAATGAATATTTTTTGTATCATTTCTCTCTATACATTCTATAGAAATTAAAATATATTATAGTTTGTATTCTATCTACGTTTTGTTTTGTTATGTTTGGACCTAATGTGATGGGATCTAGACTTGGACTTGGACCTAGACTTGGACCTAGACTTGGACCTAGACTTGGACTTGGACCTAGACTTGGACTTGGAATCTTTACTAATGAGTTTGTCTACATATTTAGATTTACAATGTTCATATAAACCTTTATCCGTAATATATGTTTCAATACCAGGTGTGGTAAGGTTTTGAATATTTTTCAATGAGGAATAGTAAACATCTAGTTCTTCTCGTACCCGATTGCCTGCAGCCGCTTTGTAAGCCTCTGGTACTAAATGTTTCGGCAAAAATGTAAGTCTAGACATGATTAATTTCTTCAGTCCTTCAAACTTCTGTTCGTTCTTTTTAGAGGAAATAAAATTATCAATATCGTTCTTACTAAGTTTATGTTTTTTAAAGTATTGTTGAAATTCTAAGGGATAATTTTGTTTATCTTGTTGTAATAAATCTACTAGATTAATGCTTTTATAAACATAATTTTCTGTTTGATTTATACCGATTAATTCAGCTGAATAAATATCGTAACAGATGAAACGAACCTTGAATAATATTTCAAGAGTGTCGTGCCAATATCCCTTTACTCGTTGAATCACATTTTCAATGCTATTTGCGAGATAGACATTTTCCAGTTGTTTTTTAGTAAAATAATTCAAACTGGTTAAGGTTGTAGTCGGGTCCTTTGTTTTTTTACCATACTTAATATCATGATCATTTACGATAAACTTTATATTTGAAGGTATATTATAATTACTATTAAGGTAATTTACTAAATTTTTTAACATGAATACACGATCTTCCTCTTCTACGCATCTTACCCAAGGTTTGTTATAATATTTATTTGTTGGTACAAAATGATATTCTACATTTACTTTATCATCATGTTTAGAGGATATATAGGTAGCTAAATTAAATGCCAATTTACCAACAGCCTTTGTAGGGGGTGAAAAAACACCCCCATCCCATATATAGATTGTTTTTTTATTTGTCATTTACTTCTATTATAGGGAAATATATTATAATATGAGTAGAATATTTATATTTATTAAATATATATGCCCGCCAAATATTCAGAAACAGATAAAGAGAAAGGCAAAGACAAAGACAATAAGAAAAAAGAAATACCATTTGGTACGAGACTATTACGATTTGTCATATACGTATTAATATCATTTATTATTGTTTTTTTTACAGGGTTATTAGGTGCCAATTTTGCTTTTTTAACCCAATTAAATAAAGAAAGTTTGAATAAATTATTCCCAACTAATGAAGATAAACCTCCGTATAGTGGTGAAAAACAATCAGGTGGTAGGAAAATGAGAGGTGGTGGTAATAGTAAACTAGATATTACAAAGAATACATTAATGACCGAACCCTTTTTTAGTGGAGCGTTATTTGATTATGGCTTTCCATACTCGATGGAAAGCAAAGATGGAGATGGTTTTGTTAGCATTATTGGGAATTGGTTGGCTAATAAAATTAAATATTCTAATATTTGGTTAAATTCAACGGTTTTACAGTTAATTGAATTTATAGGAGCTATTGACGGGTTTATTCCCGCTTCATTCCAAGAATTAATACCATTTGTATTTGGGCCACTATTTATTGGTATTATTATATGTATAGCTGCTTTATGGTGGCTACCTACATTAGTGAGTACTTTCGCAAAAGAAACAGGTGGAACAACCGCCACTATAATATCAGTAGTTGGTTTATTTTTAGGATGGACGTGGATATTACCAGTGCTAATTTCCGTAGCACAAATATTTAGTGTTTTATTTAAATTTATTATATTACCCGGAATGATAAGTGGAAAAGAAACCGAGGAAAGTGGTGGTAGTGAGAAATACAGTAATTATTTACGTGACATTATGAGCAACAAATATAATATGTATTACCTATCAATCTTATTTTGTATTTTGACAAGTGTAAGTGCCTTTATTAATTTTGATACAGCACAAGCAGTTATTATGTTAATTGTATTTATATTGGCATCATTATCAATGAATCGTTCATAAAAAAATAGATATAGACAAAATTACTTTAATTGAGAATACTATATAAACGATATTATATATTGTTATTTAAATGGGAAAAAATATTAAGAAGAAAAAAACTTCCAATAATCCAGGTAATAAAAATAATAAACAAATCCACAACCCTATAAAGGAAATGGTTAAATCAGTTGTTCCTCGTCCAAAAATACCTCCACGTGATTCCAGATATCCATACGTGAGTATATGTACACCAACTTTTAATAGACGGCCATTTATTTCAGCCATGTTAACATGTTTTGAGCATCAAACCTATCCAAAAAATCGCATGGAATGGATTATTATTGATGACGGAACGGATAAAATAGAAGATTTAGTAATAAATCATCCTAATGTAGTTTATTTTAAATACGATGAAAAAATGACTTTAGGTAGAAAAAGAAACCTAATGCACGAAAAAAGTAGAGGTGATATTTTGGTATATATGGATGATGATGATTATTATCCACCGGAACGTGTAAGTCATGCGGTAGAAACATTACAAGCTAACCCAAAAGCATTATGTGCTGGTTCTAGTGAAATTTATATTTATTTTAAACATATTCAAAAAATGTATCAATTCGGTCCTTACAAAGCTACACATGCAACTGCTGGAACATTTGCGTTTAGACGAGCATTGATTCAAAATAAATATGATGATGAGGCTTGTTTGGCGGAAGAAAAATCTTTTTTGAAAGATTATACGGTTCCATTTGTTCAATTAGACCCAATGAAAACTATTTTGGTATTTTCGCACGAACAGAATACATTTGATAAACGAAAATTATTGGATAATCCACATCCACAATTTGTGAAAGTTTCGCCCAAAACAATAGATAATTTTGTGAAAGAACCCGAACTAAAAGAATTTTATATGAACGTTGATTCTTTGTTAGAAAATTATAGTCCAGGGGATCCATCTATGAAACCAGATGTATTAAAACAAATGTTAAAACTAGAAGAAACTAGACGCAAGACAGCTGAGGATAAAGCATCTCAGGGTAATCAACAACTAACAATTCAACGTGAAGGAGAACCCCCACAAAATTTAAACATACAACAAGTAGCTGAATTGTTAAAACAACAACAAGTACAAATTTCACAAATGAAAGAATTTTGTGACAAATTAACAAACGAACAGAATGAATTTAAATCCCAAATTGAATCGCAAAATACTTTAATTCATCAATTATACACAGATAACTCAATATTAAAGAATAAGTTAAAAATGTATGGTGATAACCCGCCACAAAACGACTTGACAATAGACAACGCAGTAACACCAATTGAGTCGACAGACAACACCGTAACACCAATTGAGTCGACAGACAACACAGTAACACCAATTGAGTCAACAGACAACACAGTAACACCAATTGAGTCGACAGTAGAGACCCCATAAAATCAATAAAATCAATAAATTATATGATAATAATATTTTATAATTTATTCAAAGCTGGAAACGGACGCTTCATCAGCTATATTCTCTACACTATCTACGCTATTATACTTGTCTAAATATCGATACATGCGATTTATATCTAATTTGTTTATTTCATACATTTCAAGCAATTCATATATTTCATCTTCTGTCTTTTCGTCACGCAACTCAAGAAAAAATGCGTATAAATCCTTTTGATCCATTCCCAAAGTAATACATAAATTTTGAATAAATGAATAATTATTATATTCCGTACTATACTTCGTCAATACTTTTGTAAATCTTACTTCACTAGGTTTAAACTTTGATTTGTTGGTAAATGTTTCATGATATAGTTTATTATTATAAAATGTCTTGGTTAAAGAACTCATCTCATTAAATTGCCATATTTGTTTTTGAAATGTGATGCGATCTATATAATCGGCAAAACACATATTATCCAATATTTTATGATAAAATGGAAAGGATAATTCTTGAGACTGTTTATCTAGAACATCTATTATATTTTCATGCCATAACAAACCAATAATGGTTCTATCGGTTTCATTCATAATATGATTATGACAATTCAAATCAAACTTTTCATTAATCAATTTCTGCGTTATTTTTTTACTATCATCGTTGTATGTTTTGGATTGAAATATATTTTGAATAATTTCATTTTTCAACAAAAGGTTTTGTTTATTGTAAATATGCAATATAGAATCAAATTTTCGTAAATCACCTTGAATATAATTTAATAAATTTGTTTTTAATACGGTATCAATAGACGGCATCATAGAAATAAGCAGTCGTTCCATTTCTGTATCTGTTGGATTTTTCAATTCATAAGTATTACATACTTTGATTAATTCCTTTATTTTTTTATCCATGTGATAATTACCAATACATACAATTGGGTTTAATGTAATATCTTCTATTTTCTGTTTTTTGGTTTTTTTTGGACGAATTAGTTTTATCAGTTGATTAATACCACCTTTGTCTCCATTATTCATACCATCAATCTCATCCATAAGAATAACAATTTTTTTCGTTTTTTTCTGGAGCATTGATAATACATTTTTGTCCGACATGTTATGTTTCGTAATGGTATCAATAATAGATTTATTACGAATATCACCGGCGTCATACTTTATGACGTCGTAATTTAATTTTTTTAACAATTTTTCAACGAATACAGTTTTCCCGGATCCGGGATTACCATATATATATATACCACGTAACTGTGTCAAATTATGTTTGTTTTTTTCAAAATCAACAAAAAAATTTGTTATACTATTTGTTATCTTATCTCGGTTTAAAATTGTATTGATATTGTAATCTAAATCCATTTAATTTACTATTATATGTGTATTCAATATTGTTTTTATGTTTATTTTATTGTAAAGTAGTATTACACCGACCGAAAAGAAAAATGTAAAATGTAAAAAGCAAATTATTTCTAGATTTAGGATTTAGATATTCATACATGTAAAAATACTAATTACACAATTCTTTGTTATTTGTAATTCCATCCCATGTTAAATCGCAAGAATTAGCCCACTTATACTTATTACATAATCCATTAGGTCCTTGCCAGTCGTCTGTAGTAAAATCCATTTCTTTACTACATGATGTATTTCCTAAATTTTTAATATTAACACATTTTTGACTCATTTTACCATTGATACCACCCTCGTCAGTCCCTTGATCTATCCAATAATCAGGACAATCAGATGTTGTAGGAGGAAATTTAACACCATATTTGTTATTATATAATATTAATGATATAAATATCATTAAAACGAGAAATATGATTGTCGCAATAATGATGACTATTTTTTGAAAATTAAATTCCATTATATAATTTAAACATATATAATTTTTTCTATCTAATGAGTATAGATGAATTGTTCAAGTACAAATGGTAGAATAAATATTATTGGACCCAATAGAAATCAATTTTCATTATTTGATAAAATACCCGTCAATGAATGTTCTACATTTCATGATGCTATGACTGGAAATTTCCAAGATTCAACTTTGTCATTAGCCTATTTTAGTAAAGAAAATATACAGATAATTCAAAATGCCATTAGAGCAGGTGTATATGAAGTATCTAATCAACAATACATAATTGATAATCAAAATTGTGATAATCTAAAAATCATAATGAGAAGTGTTTTTCTTCAAAATTCAGTCAATTTACCTGACAAGATTACCCAACAAATCCAAGAATTAAATGGTTTAGTAGTAAAATATTGTGTGAGAGAAATCTACAGTGAAGCTAAAGGTTATATTAATTACAAACGTGATGCTAGCACTATGTATAATCCTATTGACCGTCCAGTTCAACCAGATTTCAATAACAAAACGTTAGAGTTGAAACATTTTTTCTAGATCATATATGAGTATATAAATTATTTTCATTATTTACAAATAAAAAATATTTCCATTATCTATATTTTTTATTTTATTTTATTTCGTTTTCATTTTCGTTTTCATTTTCATTTTCGTTTTTTACGCTATTGAGATTTACATTTATTTACTTAGCAACCACTTTTTTGACCACCTTTTTTATTTTCATAATCTTATTTACTGTTGTATTTTCCGTTGGTTTAGCTTTGGGCTGGTTTACAGTTGTTAACATTTTCTTCAATTCTTCCAATTCACTCAACCACATATTTTCAATAGTTGTTGATTGAATTGTTAATAATTCCTTCTCCTTACCGTCTCTGTCTTTTAGCATTCGTTCCACATTCTCTTGACTCACACTATCCATTGGCATTTTCAGAAGATATTTATAATCGCAGTCACCATCAATAATATCATACTTCATTTCTCTCATCATATTGATAATATCTTCCTTTTTCCTATTTCGCAAGTCAATTTCACCACTTAGTATGGATTGAATATATCTTGCCTTGTTGGAAAGCAAACACAATTCTTTCTCTAGTTCAGCAATCATATGGGTCTTTCTCTTTTGATAATATTTCAACCTCACTGGAAAGTAACGGTCAATAATTTCTCTTTCACTATTAAACTTGGTCAATCGTTCTTCGTCGGTAAACAAGTGCATATTATTGGTACTTTGTGACGTGTATAATTTCATCATTTTCTCAAAGTTATTATACAAATTAGACCCTTCTATCTTCTCATCAATGGCTTCATTCAATGTAATTTCAATATCAACGGTGGTATCTGTGCTCATATCATTATAATCTTTTATAAATGCCTTGTTTTTCTTGTTTTTGTCCGCCTCCATAAGATTCTCAATATGTTGCTTAAAGTCATCAGTCCAATGACCAATAGGCAATTCAGTGACACGTACTTTATTATCACTTAGCTTTTGATAAGTACCTTTTACAATGTATTTGTTTCCATTATCGTATTCATGACAACTTCCCATAAAACCACGATAGGATGGCTGAAACTTTGTAATATTGTCACTGGCGACTACATTACCATCTTGTTCATCTTTCAATTTATATTGTAAATATTCAATCAATTGTTCTGGTGAGTAGGATAACACATCTGTACTGAAACCTGTACCAATACCCTTTCCACCATTCACTAGAATCATGGGAATAATTGGTACGTAGAATAATGGCTCCACTGGAAATCCATCATCCTCCAAATACTCTAGAACCGCATCATCCTCTTTTCTGTAAATATAACGTGTAATTGGATTTAGTTGAGTGAATATATATCTCTCACTCGCTGAATCTTTTCCACCTTGAAGTCTCGTTCCGAACTGACCGTTTGGCATTAGTAAATTGATATTGTTACTTCCTACATAATCTTGCGCCATACCTACAATAGCTGCATTCAAACTAGCTTCACCATGGTGATATCCAGATTGCTCTGATACGTAACCACTGAATTGTGCCACTTTAATTTCAGTCGTCAAGTTCTTCTTAAACGAACTATACAATATCTTCCTCAAACTGATTTTTAGTCCATCCATCATATTTGGAATAGACCGTTCACAATCATATTTGGAAAAGTGAATGAGTTCCTTGTTTACAAAATCGGTATAACTTACCTTTTCATTATTGGTATCTAAATAACTATTTCTATCATAATTGGTTAACCATTCTTTTCGTTCATCGCTACGTTTTTTATTGAACACCATATCGACTACATTATCACTAGGTACACCTTCATGTGTAAAGTATACAATTTTTTTATTCGCAAAATATTCCTTGAATTCTTTTCCAGTACTGGTTCCTAGACCCTTGTAATACTTGATATTCCATCCTTTCACGTCATTTTCGCTCTTCCATTTGTTATATTCGCCATCATTATAGAATAGTAATTCTTTTCCACCTTTCTTTGCTTTTAAAATAGGCGTATTCATAAATCCAATGAAATTTTCCAAGGTGGACAATGTATTCCATTGGTCTTGAAACAAGTTAAGACCTAAACCTTTGATATGAGAACCATCTAAATCCTGATCCGTCATAAATAACACCGAACTATAACGCAATGTATTTTCAACAATATCTTTGGTATATTTTTTGCCTGCCTCTAATCCTAAGATTTGTTTAAGTTCAATAATTTCTTTATTTTCACCAATACGTTTAAGCGTTTCACCTCTCGTATTGAATATCTTACCTTTCATAGGATAAACACCAATTGTATTTCTATCGTCTTTTGACAAACCCGAAACAATGCCTGCCTTTGCTGAATCTCCCTCACATAAGATAAGTGTACATTGACCGGATTTAGCAGTTCCTGCATAATTCGCGTCAATCAGTTTTGGAATTCCACGAATACTCTTGCTCTTAGAGCCATCTGTTTTCTTAGCAGCCTTGTCCTCTTTTACTTGTGTTAAAGCACATGCAGCATTCATGACACCCATTTTGGCAATCTTCTCAATAAATCCATCACTAACAGTACATGTAGAACCGAATGAACTAATAGCTGTTCCTAACTCGTCCTTAGTTTGACTATTGAAAGACGGATTTTCAATATCACAACGGAGAAATAGTAGTAACTGTTCCTTGATTGTATTGGGTTTCACGTCAACCTTTTTCTTTGTTTTAATATAGGCGCATAATTTGCGGATAATTTGATTCATAATATATTCTACATGTTTACCTCCTTTTGATGTATAAATGCCATTCACAAAACTAATTTGTTGGAATTCATCCTTTGGTGCTATACAAACAGCATATTCCCATCGATCATTTGGTCCCTCGTAAATGCGTTTTGTATCTACCTTTGAACCAATATACAAATCAATATATTGTTCAAAATTCTTACAAGGCACTAATTGACCATTGAATTTAACCTTGATTGTTTTCTCTGTAACAGCAGATACATCATATACACGTTTCTTGAAAAGTGCCAACATATCTTCAGTCAATCCTTGAATACCAAGTCTTTCATAATCGGGTCTAAATGACACTCTAGTATAGGGCTTATTTTTACATTTGGTAATAGATGGTTTACCTATTTCATTTAAATTATTCTTGAATTCTTGTACATATTTTAATCCTCTCACATGATCAACTGTTTCTACCTTACCCCATGTAGACCATATAAGAACCAGTTTAAAACCGAAACCGTTCTTTCCTCCTACAATCTTTTCCTTTTTCTTTTCATCATAATTGGTGGATGTTCTCAAGTGACCGAAAATCATTTCAGGAATCCAAATTTTATATTCAGGGTGCTCGGCTACATCAATTCCATTACCATCATTGTACATGTGAATTGTTCCATCATCATCAATAGTAATTTCAATATTACTTACTGGTAGAGCATTAGCAACTTTGTCTTTTACCGCTTGTGCTTGACGAATTACATGGTCACGACAATTGACAATTCCTTCATCGAATAATTTGTAGAGACCAGGAATATATTGAAATTCTTTGGAAACGATATCCTTGTCACCATTGAAAATATAGTCTACATGTTCTGTATTTTCAATGGAACCAATATAGGTATCCGGTTTTTTTAGAATATGTTCCTTATCCGTTAACTTTTGGTATTTAGAGAGGGTGGATGCTTGAGACGCCATAATTACTATAATAGTATACTATCCATTATTAATATTTAAATGGTTTCAATTTTATTAGAAATTTACCAAATAATTGTCATTGTTATTTTGCGAATACAAAATCTAATTATAAATATATCTATATAATAGTATTACTATGCCCACATTGAATGTTACAAATAATATAGAAAATATAATATATCCACCTAGTGGCACATATCCTCCAAATTTATCATCTACAAATGGACCAGAACCAGAACCTGAACCAGAACCTGAACCAGAACCAGAACCTGAACCAGAACCTGAACCAGAACCAGAACCAGAACCGGATGATGGATTCAAGACAATTTTCAAGTTAACCGATAACACAACAATATCATTAAACATAACAGGTGTTTTAGACAAAAACTCGTACGGTGCTAGTATAACTGATGCTAGCAATAGAATTAAATCAGTAATAATCGGTTCGTCTGTTACTAGTATTGGGGATATGGCGTTTTATCAAGTATTAAACATGACAGAAATTACCATCCCTTCTAGTGTTACTAGTTTTGAATATGCAGCCTTCTCTTTTACAGATATAAATTCAATTACAATTGAATCAAATTCTCAATTAACCAGTATTGGAGATTATGTATTCTCAAATGCAACTAAATTAACTTCTATTATCATTCCTAAAATGGTCACTAGTATTGGAGCAGGTGCGTTCTATTTTACGTTAAATTTGACATCTATAATATTTGAATCCAATTCCCAATTAACCAATATTGGGTCAAATGCATTTGCAAGTGCGTCAAGTTTGGTATCCATTAATATTCCAGAAGGTGTTAACAATATTGGAGAGAGTGCGTTTCAATATACGTCAAGTTTGAATGAAATTACAGTAAATCAATCCAATACATTTTATAAAGATATTTTCGGTGTATTATTTAATAAAAATGGAAAAATATTGATTCGATATCCAATTGGTAATGACATAACCGAATACGAAATTCCTTCAAGTGTTACTAGTATTGAAGCGAATTCGTTTCAACATGCGTCAAGTTTGGTATCCATTATAATTCCAAATAATGTAAGCAATATTGGATCAAATGCGTTCGACACAATGACAAGTTTGACCTCAATTACCATTCCGGCAAGTGTAACCAGTATTGGATTCAGTGCGTTCCAATATACTACCTCTTTGACATTGTTAACATTTGAAACTGGTTCTAAAATAACCCACATTAAGTTAGGTATGTTCGTCTCAGCGAGAAGTTTGTCTAAAATTAATATACCACAAGGTGTTACCAGTATAGGAGCTGGTGCATTCCGTGATACGACAAGTTTAACATCTATTACAATCCCAAAGAGTGTTACCAGTATTGGATTGAATGCTTTCGGTCGATCATTGCCAATTGTAAAGAATTCTATTGAAAGTAAGGTATATTTATACAAAAGTTCATTGGATACGTTAAACGAATCATTAAACAATAAACTTATATCTGGCAAAAGCCAATCATTTTTTGGGGCTAATAATGTTACGTTAATAATTATTGACCAGGTATCACCATCTGGTAATAATAATTATCCAATATCAAATAGTCCTGGTCCCCTTCAGCGTTGTAATTCACGATTTGCCAAATGTAATATATCCAAAGGACCGTATCCTTCAGGTAGCTCAAATAATATCACATTAACAACAGCTCAACGTGTAAGTACGCTTATACAAAGACAATCCTATTTACGAAATGCTAGTTGGAATAATAGATACGTTCCAGTCAATGGATATGGACAACGTTCTGGTGGACCCAATGGTTCAGGTCAACCTCCAAGAAATAGTTTTTAGATCCAATCTTTGTTCAATAAAATAATTGTGCGTCAAATAAACTACTTTAGCAATTTATTTTTTTCTCTCTTTCTTTTATAATGGTTAATAGACACGATAGAAAAGCCGATGGTATGTACCACATTCACGGCCACATATACAAAGAATTGGTTGGCCCACGCGCCAAGGTTTGGCACAGAACCGCATATCAAACCCCTGGTGGATTAAAGAAGGAGGATCTTAAGATGCACAAAGGACATATTGTTTCCAAAAAGAAGAGTGAGTTGGCCAAGACACAAAAACATCTTGCCGGACATCTTCAACCTAGAGGTAGTGGTGTTTTTGGTACTGTTACCAAAAAGGGAAAGAAGGGAAAGAGAGGTACAATCAAGAGAAAGGGTACTCGCAGAAAGTAAATAACATTTAGTAATATTTACCTTAAGCAATATTTACCTTAAGCAAATAAATAATAACGTCTATTATTTATTTACACATAGATGTATACATATACATATAACTGCATTTTAAATGTTATCAAAAGATTGTACCTTGATAAAGTTATTTTCCACGATGTATAGTTCAGATTCTTCTTTTACAAAATTTTCAAAGTAACGCTTACTCACCGTGAATTTCCGCTTACCTTTACAATAAACCTGATATAATTCATTAATCGGCATTTCATCTGCAAACAATTCTTGGTAATGTTTTGATTGTTTATATTTTTTAATAGCGGTAGTAATATCTTGTTTTTTATCCCATAATTTACATTTCGCGCCAATTATGTACTTATCATTTTCAATAAAGGTATCTGGATAATAATGTTTCATTAAATCTAACATATTTTTTTCACTAATATTGTTTTTTGTATGATATGTAAAAAGCGAACATAATTCGTCTATTTCCAATTCTTCTCCACCATCTCCACCATCATATAAATCAATATTATGATTCCAAAATTGAATAAATCTACTTACAATAGGCAATGATTTGCTTGTACAATCTAGAAATACATCTTTCTTTTCATCGTATTTAAATTTATTCGTTAGCAAATTTTTTAAGGTTGTTGTAAAAAACATATTTGGTAAACTTTCCATATCAACAAATTGTTTCCATAGGTATTGCATATTTTTCCAAGAAATGGAACAATCGTCACTAGATTCAACACATTTTTGAACAAAGTTATCCATGATTTGGTCTTGAGTAAAATGTTTCAGATATAATGCATGATCTTTTAGATTTTCATCTTTACATTGTTCGCTTAAAAAATTGTCTCCTCCTTCGTACCGTGTTGAATAATAAGATGCAACACAAAATAAATTAATACCATTGTTTTGTTTCAAATATTCGTTCCAATTACCTTGATTTATATTATCATGTAAATCAATTATTCTACATTCATTAAAGCTATGTTCGTAGTACTTGAATTTAAAAATATTCATTAGACTAGGCGTTCCAAACAACATACATGATAAATTATTCAATTCTTTGATTAATGGCTTTGTTTTTATATTCAAAAAGTAGATTAAGTCACATTTTTTTAACAATATATCACCCAATACGGTTAAAAAATATTTGGATTGTTCTTTATTGCTACCAGTTGATGAAGAAATATGATTGATAACAGATTGAATTGTCTCTGATTCGGGAATACATGAAAAAATATCTCGTTCTTTTATTTTTTTTAAAATGATAATTTTAACTTTATATTTCCAATCCATTAATTCTTTGCTAGCACTAATGGATGATAAAATAGTATGATGAATGTCATCTTCTTTTGCCAATATATAGTGGTTATTCTTATATTCAAAAAACATTTCAGTTGATGAATGATAATAAAAATTATGATTGAATAAAAATTTTTGAATAAACTGTTCAGAATCTTTTTCTAATTTACTCTTTCGTTCAGCACGTTCAATGATTGTATTGTTCGTATTCATCAATAATTCTGGTAGATTTTCAATATATTGAGTGAATTTATTGAAAATAACATCATTGTCTATATAGTCGTCATATAAAGTATGAACTATTTGAATTAACTCTTCCTTTGATGGTGTTGTGGTTGATGTTGGTTCGGTCATTTATTTACTATATGATTGTGTTTTTATATTGTATCGCATTATATTATTTTACCCGTATTGTATGTTTGCTTCTAGATTTACTTCTGCGTGATACTCTTTTTTTAGATTTCCGTCTCCTTTTTTTTCCACCACGACCACGACCACGACCACGACTAGGATATACATATATCATAGGAATGCCATCTTCTCTAGCTACTTCTTTTCGTTCATCCTCTTCTTCTTCCCCGATTTTACGTTGAAACGTTTCATTGTAAAATCCAGGATAAAATCTACCAACAATTTCGTCCAATAATCTAGTTTCCTCTAAACTATTACCTTGGTCTTGAGCATGTCTCAATGAGGTTATTAAATTTTCTTGTTTATCTAAATGTCTCTGTAATTCAGCCTTTTCAAAGGTGTAGCCGAGAGAATAGTAATAAGAAATCACGTTATCTATAGCATTTAACTGAATGTATTTTACCTGTAATTTCTCTCCAAGTATTTTGATTTCATTCATAATATTCTTGCCATTTAATCGTTCTTCGAGTCCATTTAATCGTGTCTTCATGTTATGAAACTTGGAATTACAAATTAAATTAACATATAAATGTTTTTCAGGCGTTTTATCTAAATAAACGCAAGCAAAACCACGTAGTTCGTCCTTAAATGAATGAACGAATAAATAATCAGCCCGTTCTAAAGATTCTTCTAAAAAATCACTACTAATTTTGCCTTGACATAATTGTTTTGTTCCTAATTTTTCTATTTTAGATTGAAAAGTATAGTATCCATACATATCATTTACATTCGATTTTTCATACATTACTATCTGTGACATATTTCGGTTGATACTAATTATATCTATAATTAGAAATAAAAACTATATGGTATATTTATTAGTATTTACACCACATACATTTTTTCCTATTCTCAGCACACGTTATACATATTACCGGACATAAATAGCAATATCCAAATGGATTCGATGCATGATTTGGATTTGTATAACCATGTACATTTTTCTGTTTACATTCGGCACAAATCGAACGTCTTGGACTTAGTGGATAAATACCTACCAATGTATATATTTTATGACGATTACATACATAATGATGATATTTATCCATTATTTATGTAATATAACCTTTTTATTTTTAGACTATTTCGCTATATTTTATTATATATTTCTTATTTAGGTTATACATACAATAAATCATAAATAATATCAAATAATAATATTTGTAATATTATTATTCTTTGTAATAATTATAGATTATGGTTCCATTAACCGAAGAATATTTAAGGAATAAGTTCACAAATTTATATCCAGTAGACCCTAACGGGAATGAAGGAGATGTGAGGTTAAAAGTCAATATCAACTATGTAATAACAGATGTGGACAACATTACAACAAGTATAGTTCAGCCTGTTACGAATAGAATTTCTTTTATTAAAATAAATGGTATCTATCATTTATCTATAGTAAAAGAGATTAACTTGAATGGACCCACTGTACAAACATTTGATAGTAGCATAGACCCTACTACGGTAACTAATTTTAAGATAGATGGTATTAGTTTTGACGTGGCAATAGATAATAATAATGACGTTAATGTGAATGGTTATTATTTATATATTATAAATTCATATAGTCCTCAACCAATTTCAGCTCCTCCATTAACTATCTTACCAATATGTTTTCCTACTGGAACCCCTGTGTTAACTAACAAGGGAGATGTAGCCATTGAAAAGTTAAATCCGGATATTCATACTATACATGGAAAAAGAATAGTGGCAATTACTGAAACAATACCAACCTTTAAATACATAATAAGAATAGAAAAAGATGCTTTAGAAAAAAATATTCCGTCGAAAAAAACTGAAATAAGTAGAGACCATAAAATATTTTACAAGGGAAAAATGATCCGTAGCGAAGATCTCGTAGACAATTATGATGGAGTTTATAGAATAAAATATCATGGAGAGACATTATACAATGTATTGATGGAGAATCATGATACAATGATAATAAATAATGTAATATGTGAGACATTACATCCAGATAACATCATGGCAAAGATTTGTAGCGGTAAATATAATTCGCAAGAAAAGAAAGAATTATGTGATGAATTAAATGATATACTTATTAGTAATGATTTAACTGCCTGTAAAAAATTATACCATAGGTTACTTAAGTAATTATCGCGTATTTTTTACATTCTATACATATTGAAGTTCATTACTGTAGATATATTGAAGTTCATTACTGTAGATATATTGAATATTACATAAATAATCAACAATTATTCATGTAAACGTAATCTTATTTTTAGACAAATAACACCGATGGATATATATTGTTTTACTTGCGTTTGCGCGTATTTTTCTTGGTATTTCTCTCTTTATTTCTATTTCTTCTTCTATATTTCCCTTTACTGTGACTAACAGTGTATTTACGTTTATCACGTGAACTCTTACTTATATTTTTACTAGTTACCTTATTCACTGGTTTATCCAAACTGGTAAAATACGTCCATGGTTGGTATGGTCTATCATCTAAATATTTTTCATAACGTGACCATTGTTTGTTACGCCTTATAAAATCTTTCACTATAAAAGGTGTACCACATGACGACCCCCAACGACCATAAAATCCCATCTTTTTACAAGAGGTGGCATCTACTACACAACCATCAACGGCTCCTCTAGGTTGATATGGTAATGGTCTACCAACTTGACTCACATATGCTCTGTCGTCCAATTCATAATGAGAACACACCGTCCTAGAACATAAATTTATCTTATTTAAATATACATCATAATGGTCAGCAATAATCTCTTGTGCTATTTCAATATTTATTTTACCCTTATTTTTCTCCATTAATTCCTCAAGACGTACTTTCCTCGCGCCTTGATGTCTTCTAATATCATCAAAACCGCTATTTACACATTCTAAATTGCGAATACGAGGATCATACGGAGCATTGAATCCAATGAAATATCCGTTTTTCTTTCTCTCTACATTAACAAACTCTAATCCCAACTCAATGCGCATAATTTCATTATGTTTTGTATCACCTATTAACCAAGAATTCGCATAATCACCTGAATTGTCCTTCTTTAAGAATTTCACATATTCGTCTAAAGTATTGGCATATTGCATACAATGTCTAATTCTACAAGTAATAGGGTCCCCATGTTTATAAGCATTGAATCCACCAATGGTTGTTTCCGTACCAATAAACCCTTTGCTATTAATAAAAAAATCCGTTTGGCTAGAAATATATCCGGGTGCTCCTTGAAATAACATGCGATGTCCTTTTGATGGTTTCAAATCAATAACTATATTGAAGTTTTGCCCGTCAATAAAATTGTCAAATGAATTATGTGCACAGCAAATTTTACCGTCACTTGTATAGTCACCTAATGCCATGAAAGCAGAACATTTGTCCTTAGAACCACCTTCTAATTGCCCAACCATTGGTAATGTTTCTAATAAATGTCCGTAATTGCTTTTCAAATGAGGCATTTCGTCTAAATATATCTTTAATTTGGGTAAAGCATAATCCAATGACGCTAAATTATTCCACAGTATCAATTCATCTAAATTTACACTGGCACCTTTTGCGATTCCCTTTAATTCGTCAAATATTTCAGGAAAATTCGTTTCAATCTTTTTTTTGAAAAAGAAATTACTAACTTCCTTGAAAAAATCCATTTTTAGACCATGTGAGTCATATAAATTCCATTCCATGGTGGCTAAACATTTACTAATTTCATCTTTCAACAATCTTCCATGGGCAATTCCTCTTTCATATGGTTCACCTGTAATAGAGATATATTTCCACCCATTTTTTATATATTTAAACCCATGTTTGACTTTCATATTTTACGTATATACTTTCGTGATATAAATATTGACACGGATATTTTTTTACTATCAATATATTCCATAAAATTTAAATATAAACGCATTAGTATTTAAAGATTTACGCATAAAAATTAATTATAGGCAATGAGTACTTCAAACAATGTATTAACAATTAAAACGGTTCAAATCGCACCGTTTCGCACACTAATGACCGCTTTAAAGGACATTCTATTAGAGACAAATATTACTTTTAAGAAGGATGGAATCCGTATTATTAATATGGACAAATCACATACCATGTTGGCACATTTATTCTTGGCTGCCGAGAATTTCGAACATTATGAATGTAACAAGGAGAAGATTGTTGTCGGTGTAAATATGTTTCATTTATTCAAGTTGATTAATTCTATTGACAATGATGATACACTAACTATTTATATTGAGGATTGTGACTACCACGATGGTATTGTTTCCTTCTTGGGATTAAAATTTGAAAATGGTGATATCAAGCAATGTAAGACACAAAAATTGCGACTAATTGAGCCGGATTCTGATGAGTTTGAGGAACCAGATGTTCAATTCTCTTCCGTTATTAATCTCCCTTCTAGTGATTTCCAAAAGATTATTCGTGATTTGTCTTGTATTTCCGAGCGATTAGAGATTAAATCCGTGGGTAATGAATTAATATTTAGATGTGAAGGACAATTCGCCACAGCTGAGGTGAAGCGTGAAGAATCAGTCGGTGGTATGGAATTCATCGAGAAACAGGATGCAAGTAAAATTATTCAAGGTGAGTTTTCGCTAAAGAACCTTGGTTATTTCATCAAATGTACCAATTTGTGTAGCCAGATTGAAATGTATTTGGAGAATGATTTGCCCCTCGTAGTCAAGTATTATGTTGCCAGTCTTGGAACCATTAAATTATGTTTGAGTCCTCTTCCTTCAAAGCATAATGATTAGGTGATTACACCGACTAAAAATAAAAAATATTTAATTTACATTTGTTAAATATTTTTACTAAAACTATATTAGCATATTTTCCATAAACATTGAAAATTACTTGCGGTTTGTCTTTTTCGATTTTTTAGCACAAGATTTCTTAGACTTTTTTACTTTCTTAGTCTTTTTCACTTTCTTAGTCTTTTTAGTCTTTTTAGTCTTTTTAGATTTGTTCACTTTCTTAGTCTTTTTACCACCTCGATTCATAGACATAGGGACATCAACCTTACTTCTGCGTTTGATACCAGTTGGAAAAACAGATCTCTCCTCGTGTTTTGTTATTTCGGTTTGATAGTCTGTTTCCCCAATGAATGGAGACATATTATTATTATTATCATCGTTACTTTCTTTATCACAATTTTCTAATTCTTTTTTTAATTGTTCATCTGTATACGTGTCACCCATATCATAATTTAAAACATAATCATCCGGATTACATACTAATTCGATACAGTACATTAATTTTATTGACTCGTCTAAATTTTTAATATCATCTTCAGTATCATTAATATTATTTTTTCTTTCTTCTGGAATACGGTCAAGAATTTCGGTATAATAATAGGTAAATATGCTTTTAATCCTATTAGAAATATCATCTGTTTTTACCATGTCCTTTACATTCTCTAATGTAATTTCCAGAAAAAAATCGTCTATTTTATTTCTTAATTCATTTTGTTTCTTCGTTAATTCGAGTAATGTATTTTCTTGTAGTTCACCTTTTTTTATATTTTCCTCAATCTTGGACTGTACTACAGGATCAACGCTATCTACAAATTTTACTACCTTTTTGTGTAGGATTTTACATGTGTCCCCAATACATTTTATAACATCATTCATATAATTTATATTGATATAAAAAATAAATTTTTATAACAATTTATAACAATTTATTTATTCTAAATACATTTATATTTTTAAACGCGTTGTTGTAAATTTACCACAATACACGTATTAGTATTCGGGGGAATGTTTCTTAAAAAGGCATCCATGAGAATCAATACCACTGGCGCAATTGATTAATGACGCATCTTGAAATTCGCATTTTCCTAACCAAATTTTTATAATACAAAAGTTCTTTTTAGGTGATATGGTAATACCAGTAATATCTTTTTGTAATTTCGCATTTTTTGATAAACATTCTCCAACTAGATTATAAGTAAGTGTCTTCCAACATTCGTGGACAGATTTATTACTTACTTTATAGGAAAAACACCCACCACTTCTATTTTTTGGATCCTCCCATAGAGGAGTGATTCCTTTCCGCATGATGAACAACATACAATTATTGACTAATCTTGGTGGCAATGCTTCATTTATAGCAACCGCTTCCTCTACTGTTTTCATAGTATAAATAATTTTATAACTATTCAATGACCAATCGGTGTCATGTGGTAAATGAGCCCAAAGGCACCATTCATCGGAAAGAGTATGTTGTTGCATCACTGAATCTACCTTACTATGGGATTCTTCCATTATAATATTAAGTATCAATTTTTTTTTATATTAGTTATTTACACTATAATATGAAATTGGTCTATATTACTCATAATGACTCTTTATTTTTTCATTATTAAGAATATCTATATGTAATTTGCTTCTATAGTTGTCTTCAGTATTATCGTCAACTATCACAACCGGTTCCTTTGGTTTTCCTGATGAAAATGATGTAACACCATCTTCATTGAATTTTATAAAAAACGGATTGTGTAAATTTACGATTGACATATCACTAGTCATATAATTCACGCTAAAACATTCGGTTAATTCTATATCATATATACGTTTCATGTACCATTTGAAAAATGAGTAATTTAATGTATTGTCTTTGATAAAGAAATTCTTTGGTTCTTTTAAACATATGTCATATGTGATTTCTTCTGTTGTTAATTGAAATATAATAAAACTAACATTGGATTTATGTTTTAACAATTCATGTGGATTTTTTAATTGACGATCCCCAATAATTGTGTAATTTCTTTTACTGTCGTCATCATCATTATAACTGGTATATAATATCATATTATATACATAATCAAATGTAATTTCATCCTTTTCGTTTTCATATTCATTCCATGAGGCAAATGTAGCTATTTCTTCACCATCTTTCACTAAGAATACACATGGTTTAAAATAATTACTTGTTAATTTGTGAAAATTAGGCAAGATAAATTTATTATGAACATGATTCATATGTGTTACAAATTCACATGTTTTCCATCCAATTTCATAACAAATATCATTATATTTGTTCTTACACCAAGAATTACATTTACTTAAACATACAGCATGTAATTCTAACTTGTCTGTTACACTTTCAAATGGACATAATATAAATACACCTGATAATAATAGTATATCAAACGTAGTATAACAAATATCGCCTATAAAATCTACTATATTCATAATAAAATTCATTCCTATAATAATTTAAACACTTTATATTTTTAAATTATTTACGTATATAACATAATCTAATGTCAATAATATATTACGAAGAGTAAATATTTAGATTAGTTTTGTCTTTTCAATAATAATTTCTTCGTGGGGGTTTCTCATGATTAACAACTCTTCTGGATAATCGTGTGGATATTTAACATTGTAATTCATTTCATTTTGTGTAGGTGATAATCCAAATACATATAATAACACTGCTGTTATGTAGGTCATTAATATGAATGGTATAGACACAATTAACCAGGACACAATACCTAGCCCTCTATCACATAATATATTTAAAAGTAATGTAAACACAATCATAACAATAGTTTTAAAAAACGCAGTATTATACTCTTTCTTGAATGTGTCGATAACTATTTGAGTTAATGAAAATCCTAAATATAATAATGCTGGTGGACATACTTTATCAAGCATCTATATACTATAAACAGGATAATTATTTAGAAAAAATTAGCTTCTCCATCCTTTATTTCGCCTACAATATCACCAACCTCCCCATTCATATCTTCATAAATGTTTCCATTTTCCTCACCATCACAATAATACGTTTTGTCATCTATTTCAATTTCAAACACTTCTGTTTCTTCTTCATCTGCCGATGGCTCTTCTTCTTCATCTGCCGATGGCTCTTCTTCTTCTTGATCTGCCGATGGCTCTTCTTCATCTTGATCTGCCGATGGCTCTTCTTCTTCAACTTCTTCATCAGGTTGTTTTTCGTTTTCTTCCGGTATTTGTAGAGTAGATTGTTTCGTAGGAAATGTAGGTTTTACAAATGTCTCTTCTTCTTCATCTGCCGATGTCTCTTCTTCTTCATCTGCCGATGTCTCTTCTTCTTCATCTGCCGATGGCTCTTCTTCTTGATCTGCCGATGTCTCTTCTTCTTCATCTGCCGATGGCTCTTCTTCTTGATCTGCCGATGGCTCTTCTTCTTGATCTGCCGATGGCTCTTCTTCTTGATCTGCCGATGGCTCTTCTTCTTGATCTGCCGATGGCTCTTCTTCTTCATCTGCCGATGGCTCTTCTTCTTGATCTGCCGATGGCTCTTCTTCTTCTTCATCTTGATCTGCCGATGGCTCTTCTTCTTCTTCATCTTGATCTGCTGATGGCTCTTCTTCTTCATCTGTTGATGATTCTTCATCGTCTTCTTCTTCACTACTTACTTCTGTTGTAAAAGGTATATTTTCAATATCTACTATATCTGTTTTTATTAAAGGTTTATCATGAATTTCTAATTTAATAGTATCATTTTCTTCGGTCATCTGTTTTAATTTTGATTTTAGCATATTATTTTCATGAATAATTTCTTGAATAAATGGTAGTTTAACAACTGTTTCAATCAAATCACGATATACATTAATTTCAGCCTTATATATTTTAGTCAAAGAGTTGGCAAATGTCTCCTTAACTTCGCTGTGAAATTCATCAATATATTTATCTAAATTAGTTGAACTTGATTTAATATACTCCATTGAATTATATAAGACTATTCGTTTAATATAGTTTAAAAAATATTTAATCAATATATTATAGAATGACTGAACAAGTAGATACTTCTGCAAACATTACTACAAACAATAATTCCAAAACATCTGTGTTAAATCAATCTAAACAAGAAGAAATATTAGCTATGCGACAAAAACAAATAGATGCACGAAAAGAAGAACTCGTTCAAGTAATATGTAGACAAACCGAATTAACAGAAATAGAAGCCAAAGAACAACTAGAAGACAATCAATATGATTGTATGAAAGTCCTTAACAAATATTTTGACATTGACTACAAAAATAACACGTCATCGCCATCGTCTTCAAGTGCGAATCAAATGATATATGGTGAAATACGTAATTTAATGGATACTGGTGCTAAAAAATATCGTATGGATCAAGAAAAAAAGGAATATTTGGAAAAAATACAGAAATTCCGTCAACAGCAACAGCAAGAACAACAGCAACAGCAAACAGCAAAAGAGACACAAGATGCACAAGAAAAATCAACTATATTACCATCTGTAAATGAATAAATAACAAATACAAATGATTGTAAAACGAATAAAAAATATACGAAAATATTATAATATTCAAATATAGAATATTATGATAATAGCATGTAATAGCATGTAATAGCACAGGTAATATGCTGTATTAATATCTGGTGACTATTTATTTTTTGAATTTAATGATTCAATTACTGACGATTGTTTTGAACTGTTCTTACGTTTTAATTTAAATGTAGAATTACTTGGGATAGTACGCTGATTTAATATGAAATCGGTATTGTCTTCGTATAATTCAGGGAAAACATGTGTCAATGGTTTTTCTACAACAATTAGTAGTTGTTCTGTTTTAAAAAGGTCTCTATATTCTTTAATTGACAAAGTGCCATAAAATTTATCCAATAAATAATGTGGGTCGGGTGCTGGTTTAATATTCTTTTCATAATTATATATTTTACCATATACATGATTTAATAGTTGATAACGTTCAAATTTAACAGATGAATCTATCTTTTCATTCATTAAATGTGCTACGGAACATTCTGGACTACAAAAACAACCATATACTTGATAACTGTTTTTAAATTCGTGTTTTGGAATAAAAATAGGTGGATTGTCAAAATCATGAGTACACCAAAAACATGCTGAACGTTTGTCTGATATATTGTTTCGATGTAAATTTACTTTTAACGCATTTAATTTTTCCCATATAGAATCTACATCAGATGATTTTTTATTTGAAATTGGTTGTGTTGTATTATTTTCATTGTAATCGCCATCACATTCTTCACATGTAGTTTGTTTCATTAATGTATTTGTGTCATTTGTATGATTTTCATCTAATTGTTCCATTAATAGATTATCTGTTTTTGTAGTATCGAAATTAAAACTTTGAATTGACTCAATCTTAGGATTATATTTCATTGAATATGTTTCGTTTTCATTAATATCATCCATTGAACATCTTAAATGTAAGATAATATTAGGTTCGTTAATATGTGTAGCGTTATCGATACATACTTCTTGAACAACTTTACCACCTTTTGGTTTCCGTCCTCTCTTTTTAGGCATTGGTTTAACTGGTTCATCTGTATCTTCTATTATATTATCGTTTGATTTATCAGAAGATTCTACTATGACTGGTATTTGCTTCTTTCTACCTCTTTTTTTTTTCTCTATAATAACAGGCTCTATTATTTCTATTCCAACGACACCATCTTTTTCTGTACTCATTTTATAATTAATAATCGACATTAATTTAAATGGTTTTTAAATATACTTTATGTCATATTATCGAGTATCGTAAATACAAATTATCCGTATGCAAATTATCTATTTATTATATTTATGATATTTTTACTACTTTTGCTGATTGAAATTATTATAACAATGACGACATAATGAATGATACGCATCATTTGACCCGACTAACACTTGTTCATTTGACTCTGTTATTCTGTGACTAAAAATGGCTTCACTATCACAAATGTTACACTTAGCATGTAACTTCTCAATTGTATCGCAGTGTGGAATCAAGTCAAGTATTTGACCGAATTTATTTCTTTGAAAATCACCATCGAGACCGAATATAAATACTCGCTTATGTAATTGATTAACTAATTGTAATACATCAATTAGATCTGTAAAGAATTGTGATTCATCGATTAAAATAGTACTACATTGTTCAATGTCATTTTTTCGTTTATTCATAAATTCACTAATACTTTCATGTTTAAAACAGGAAACTTTTTTTTGGTCATGTGTACTTAATTTATCAATAGAATATCGTGTTTCAGTTGAATGAGTTAAAATAACACAATTTTCTTCATTTTCAACACAATCTTCATAAACATCTATTAATTTACTGGTTTTTCCAGCATACATTGGGCCAATAAACAACTGTAAAGATCCATGATTGGTTTGTTCTGTCATATTACTATTAATATTTCCCATTTTTTCTATATTAATAGTAATCAATTTTTATTTAAATATTAGACGAGACTATAATATAAATGAATAGTTTCACTCCATGGGTAGAAAAATATCGTCCCAATACATTTGATGATATTGTACTAGACCCGTTGAATAAAAAAATACTAGAAAATATAATCAAGACAAAACATTTTCCAAATTTATTATTTTATGGACCACCTGGTACTGGAAAAACAACTAGTATTATTAACTTGATAAAATCCCATCAGGACGCTAGCAATGATAAAAACCTTATGATCCATTTAAATGCGTCAGATGAACGTGGTATTGATATTATTAGAAATCAAATAAATACATTTGTAAACTCAAAAAGTCTTTTTAATAATGGTATGAAATTTGTCATACTCGATGAAGTAGATTATATGACAAAAAATGCTCAAATAGCACTTCGATATTTATTACAAAATTACAAATCAAATGTCAGGTTTTGTTTAATATGTAATTATATTAGTCGTATAGATGAGGCTTTACAAAACGAATTTGTTCGTTTACGATTTAACCAATTACCCGAAGATGAAATTATTCATTTTTTAAATATTATTAATGAAAAAGAAAAGCTACAATATACAACAGACACTATCCAGTTAATACAAAAATTATTCAACTCTGATATTCGTAGTATGATAAACTATATGCAATCAAATCACCAGATAATACACGGTAAAAAAATTATACAGACAGATTTATGGAATATGTTGACAACGAGTATAACAAATGCTACACTTGATATTAATTTAAATTTTATTCGCAAAATAAGTAATGAATACAATATTGAAAAGAAGAATATTGTCAAGAGTTATTTAAATCATATTATCCGCACACGTAATAATATTATTACATCATCATTTTTGGAGTTTGTTGAGAATATTATGCATATACCAGACTTAAATATTGATTATATGTTACCTCTTGTTATTTTGAAATTGAATCATTTTTTTACAACAACTGTAAAATAACACATAGGTTATACAGTCGACAGAAATACATACATATTTTATTTACTTGTAAAAAAATGATTTTTTTCTACATCAGTTGGTGAATAATAATTGTCCATTCGTTTAGTTAATTTTGCCATAAAACTATTTGGTGGTGACATCTTAGTAGGATCAATAAAATTATGGTTTAAACTTAGTTCTTTATTCTCAAAGGACGAAGTTTTTTGGATTGGGATAATAACGCTTCTCTCGTATGTTGTTGAACAACTATCCATAGTTTAGTATACGTATAGAAAATAATTGAATCATTTAAATACAAATAAATATATTTAAACAAAACAATATAGATAAGGTAACGATGGAAAATATTGATGATGATTGGGAAAACTTTTTACAAGATGATTATGATTATGAAGAGATACCATCTATTTCAACAAAACGTATAGAAAATACCGAAAAAAATAATGATATACTTCGTTTGAATGATGTAGACAATATTCCTAAATCTTCTGACCTTTATATATCTACTAAAACGAAAATTTGCTATTTAAATCAAACAAATATCGATATTAAAAATGTGTTTTGGAATATTCCAATATTGGATTATAGTATGCCTAAATGCGGTATCATTAAAAAACAAATTAAATTTTCATCTACAGATAAGGAAGATACTGAATATATTGAAAATCAGTTATTAGGCATCAAATGTTATGACCAGCAAATAATTGAACATATTGAAAATCCAGAAGGCAGGATTAAATACAAAGACCAGCGTAAGATAAGTATTGGTACATGTAAAAAAGATCTTTTGAGTTATAGAATAAAACAAAAGAGAGCATTCTTCAATTGTTTCGTTATTATTATGAGGGTATTCATAAATGATATTTTTAGAGAAGTGCATATTAAAGTATTTAATACTGGAAAAATGGAAATTCCGGGAATCCAATCCGACGAATTATTGGAAAAAGCATTAGACTTACTAGTAAATATACTTAGTCCATTTGTAGGGGGTGGCAATTTGACTTATTTGCCTGAAAAAAATGAAACAGTGTTGATTAATTCGAATTTCAATTGTGGATATTACATAGACCGTGATAAGTTATATGATCTTTTAAAATATAAATATCGTTTAAACAGTAATTTCGATGCTTGCTCTTATCCAGGAATTCAATGTAAATTCTATTATGACAACACAATTACAGACCAAACCGGACAACAACCAAATCATAAAGATTTTGAACAAGTATCATTTATGATATTTAGGACGGGTAGTGTATTGATTGTTGGAAAATGTGAAGAATTTGTATTGTATCAAATATACAATTTCATCAAGAATATTCTAAATGTGGAATACGAAACCATTCACTGTGCGAATAATGAAATGGATTGTACGAATAAAAAAGTGGACCGGAAAAAAAAGATTCGCAAAAAAACCATCTTTGTTGATAATGACGTAACATGCTAAATTGATATTTAACTAATTTGTCAAATAATTAAAAATTTTACACACAGAATAACCTCGCATAATGGTTTCTATATCTACATTTGAATTTGATAATAAATTATTTTTTATTTTATTATTATCTATATCCGTTTTGTATATTTTTTTTATACAATATTCAATTAAATGTGTATAATTCTTGTTTATAAACTCGTATTGATATGATTGATTAAAACAATCTATTGTTATTAATAATCCAGTTAATTTATTTGATACTATATTTGTCGAGGTTTCATAGTGTATTTCGTGTAAATGAATGAGTGCCTCTACTATTTTATATACTTTTGTAAGTATATTTTTTTGTAATTGTGTCAACGTGTATTGTTTCAAGTCAAAAAATGAAATAGAATGAATTACTATATTATTATAAATATCAATATATAATTCCAATTGTTTCATTATGGTTTTTGTTTGGTTTGTTTCTTGGTAGGATTGTTTATATTCATCGTTTATATCAAATACTGTTTTTTTATAGATAAATAATGTAGCGTCTTTTGTTGTTAATTTCAAAAGATTTTGCGAATCTTCACCAACCTGGCTTATAAATTCTACATAATACAATATAGATTTTTGAGTATGATATAATGCTAATTCCAAATTTTTGGTATATAATAATATAATCTTGTAAATATAAGTTGTGTTTTTAATACCAGTAATCAATATATGTTTAATGTACTCTTCATTTTCGGTAGTAATACGATCATTACATAATATAATCATTTCATGAATCATAGCTACGAACTTTAAGAATAATATTGATTCGTTCTCCATTAATTCGCTTTTATAATTCTCAATGGAATTTAAAATATATTTTTTCATGATTATCTATATTGTTTTTTTATTTTATTTTAATTATTTGCACAAATAAATTTATTTTCAATAGTAAACCGGCTAAAACAATAAATAATTAATCTTCTTATATTAGTATTTAAAGAATAATGATTGTTTTCTTATATAATGAGTTCTCAAAATAATACTGAATCGGGATCTGGATCTGGATATAGAATGCCATCAAATACATGCCTTCAACACGCCTGGAAATTAGCCATTGTCGAAGACAAAGAAATTAAAACTGATTACTGGACTGCTTCATTGGATAAAGAGGTTATTATCGGTGTAAAAGCTACTCAAGAGAAGCTACTTGTAAAGAGCGAAGACGAATATACTAGTCCTATTGCCAAAATTTACAAGGTTGAAGGTGAATACATTATTGTTACTGAGAATTCACTTTACTTGGTATCAGCTGACATTGAATCCAGTAGAATTTCTTAAATATTCAAGTGTGTAAATATATTAGATATATGTATATTACGTAAATATACTTTTGTAATTTACGTAATAATAGTCACATACAATACTTTGCGAATTTAAATATTGATACATAGTATAATGCCTACAATTGCTGGTGGACAGAGAAGACTACTATTTACCGGAAATGTAAAAACAAATCTAGTAAATAAATTCACGCCCGGTTCTAGTATCGGTGCTCTTAGCACTTCTACTCGTCGTGCTTTAAAACGGCGTGCTAGTTCAAGTCCCGGATCATTAGACACTAATGGAAAATTAATACCAGGCAATCCGTGTTGTCCAATAGAATTGCAACAGAGTCAAAACCTATTTCGCATGTAAAATTATATCCAATCGTGAATGATTGTCTCCTTATTTCAATGTCAATAAATAAGACATCTTATTGAGTGTAGCAAGAATCTCATCTCGAACATTTAATATATCACTATTTTCTCTCTGGTTAAACTGATTTCCTAAATTAATCATGAATTTTTTATACGAATCTATCTCTTTTTTGAAACCACTATTATCTTTAAAAGTTTTCAATTGTAGTGTTTTTGTGTCAAGAATTTCATGCTTTTTCTTTTCATTTACATTATCGTCCTTACCTAATAATATTTCTACAAATTGGTCTATCAATGTATTTAATTCTCCATATAAATCATCTGTTGCTTTATGAACGGAAAATGACAATGTGTTCCAGTGATATAACTTGACAGTAATCAACATTTGTAACATATAACGAATAATATGTTTTTTTGTTATCTTATCACTTTTATTTTTACGCGTCTTATTTGTAGAAGAACTCCCTTTACGACGAACACTCTTACTATGATTCTTCATATACAATAATAAAATATTAAAAACAATATTGTTTTTATTATTTTAGTATTTTGGTATTTCGGTATTTTGGTATTTCGGTATTATTCAACAATCTGATATACAATTATAATATAGATTTTAACGTTGATACTTGTTCTGGTGTTAAGTTATCCGGATATTTTACATTAAATTTGATACATAGATTTCCTTTATTATTTTCTCTCTCCATACCATAACCGTTAATAGATTTTACTAATCCATCGCGTATAGGTACTCCTGATTCAGTTTTAAATCGCAGTTGTTGTCCAGATATATGATTGATAATAAATTCAAAGCCACATAGAGATTCTTTTAAAGTGATTTCTCTCTCCATATGTAAATTCAATCCATTTCGTTTAAAAGGAGTTGAATTCTGGATACTAATAATAAGTTTGACATCACCCTTTAAATTGGCATCCATTACATTTCCTCTTTCTCTCAGGATAATGATTTCTTTATCATCCAGACCTTTCGTTATTGGTATATACAACGTTTCATTTTCCAACTTTCTAATACCATCTTCAAACAACCATCGATCTACTTGTACTGGTATTTGATCACCTTTATATGCTTGTTCCAAACTAATAGTTACATTTTTTATAATAGGAGGTGGTTTGTTAAGTGAATTTACGTTGACTGGTTGTCCATTTTGAAATACACGAATATTTCCACCTGGAAATCCATTCATTCCGCCAAATACACCCATACCTGGCATTCCTTCACCACCTGATCCAAAGAACATTTTAAAAAGATCATTTGGATTTACATGATGAGCATTTGGAGGCATAGATGAATTGCCACCCATATTACCAAATGGATTTCGTTTACCCATCTCATATTTTTTTCGTTCATCTTCATCTCCAATAACTTGATAAGCCTCATTTATATTTTTAAATTTTGCCTCTGCTTCGGTATTTCCAGGATTTTTATCTGGATGATGTAATAACGACAATTTTCTATATGCCTTCTTAATATCGTCTTGACTCGCGTTTTCTTCTACACCTAAGACCTTATAATAATCTTCCATTTATAATATATATTTACATTTACTTAAATAGTTATTAACGAATAACTATAATTATATATAATGATGAAAACAAATATGCCCTTTATTTATAAATACAAACCAAGTTATTTTAAAGATTTTCAAATAGATGATGATATTATTAAGATTTTAAATACAATGATTTCTATGAATAATCTCAATCTTTTATTTATCGGTGATTCTGGTTCCGGAAAAACTTGCTTAGTAAATGCTATTATAAAGGAATATTATGGTGATATTCCATATAATGATGATATATTAGTTATCAATAGTCTTAAAGAACAAGGTATTCAGTATTATAGAACCGATGTGAAAACATTTTGCCAAACACGTTGTTCTATTCCCAATAAAAAAAAAATTGTTGTCTTAGATGATATTGATAATATTAATGAACAAAGCCAACAAGTATTTCGAAATTGTATAGACAAATATAGTAATAATGTTCATTTTATCTCCTCTTGTTCAAATGTTCAAAAGGTAATTGATAGCTTACAATCTAGACAAATCATTATTAAAATGAAACCATTAACAACGACTTATTTAAATAATATTTTACAAAATGTTAAAAATATTGAAGGTATTACAATAGATGCGTCTATTGAAAAAAATATTTTAGAATTAGCAAATGGATCTGTGCGTATTTTATTGAATTATCTAGAAAAATTTAAAATTTTGAATGAACCAGTTACTCAATCTCTAGTAGATCAGATTTGTACTAATATTAGTTTTTCAATATTTGATAAATATACCTCTTTTATTTTAAAACAGGCGATAAGTGACGGTGTACATATATTATACGATTTATTTGACCGAGGATATTCTGTAATGGATATTTATGATAATTATTTTTTATACGTGAAATTGACATACTTATTAAATGAAACACAAAAATATGAAACTATTAAACTTTTATGTAAATATATCACTATTTTTCACAATATACACGAAGACGAAATAGAACTGGCATTATTCACTAATAATTTATCAAAAGTATTTTCCAATACACCAAGTTAAAAATTTTAATCTAATCTAAATATACATTGTTTATTTTTTAGGAATGAGTCAAACTTTTAAAAATCCAATTAAGCGTGAAATATTATTTGAATTTTTAGAAAGAGTTTGTGAAAAGACGGAGAAATATTATATATTTAATTTGACGTCTTATAAACGCGGTGAAATAGAGTCAACTACAGAAAAATTTTTAGAACAAATTAAACCTTATTATCATACGGCAAAGTTATTTTACATTGATCGCAAACGTTCTTATAGCGGTATATGTACAATAATACGTCAAATTTGTAAACTTCATTCTATCATGTTCACTACCAAAATTACATACAGCAAATCAAAATACAACATTCCTTATTACATTTATTTTTAATTCTTATAGAGAGAAATTTCATTAAAAATAAATTTACATTTTCTTTGCTATTCTTTTTGCGGTTTTCTTTACTGTTCTCTTTACTGTTCTCTTTGTTTTTTTTTGTTTTTTTACTATTTTCGATTTGTTTCTTGTTTTTTTCTTTGTTTTTTTCTGTGTTTTTTTATTCCTTCTTTTCTTTTTATTTCTATTGGTTCTTCTTTTTATTTTCCCACCCCCAAAAGTTCCAGATTCACTCGATAGTTCAGGGCACTCAGCAATAGAAAGTAATCTACATAATGCCATTAATCCGTTATATATACTATCCTTAGTATCGAAAAACTTTCCAACATCATCCATGTTTGTTGTATATACTGACTTCTTAATAGCTGTATTAATTGTTGGTTCCATTGGGAAATAATCACTATCCTTATCACCATATATATTTACTAATAAACTAAAATAATAATATATAAGCACACGTATTTCACTAATATCCAATTTTGTTATATTTGAACCGTCTTTAAACTTTATCGTATCTAATCTTGTGTTATTCGCTGATGTAGTTACTGACGTATTTATAAAATCAATAACCTTATTTAAACTAACGTCAACCACATTATCAATTACATTAACAGGTATATTTGTATTTGTATCTGCATTTGTATCTGCATTTGTATCAATCGTTGCATTACTCATATCTAAATATATTTTATATGTTTTCGCGTCACTGTTATATTTGATAACGTCACCTGTTATTGTAAAATCAAGTACCAATTTTAATATATTGCAAAATCCATCAATAAACGCCTTATTAGGTGAAGTAAGCTCGTTACTGTTGTAGTAATCAGATCCGTTATTTAAAAATTTAATTAAAATGTTTTTTTCTCTGTAATATGTCGACGACGACTGGTTTAATATATCAAAAATGGTGTTTGTCATTGTGTCAAATTCATCACTAATTGTTTTTTTTATTTCTTCATTGCATATTATTTTATTGATAAATTTATTAACGTTTTTATTATCATCTACTTTTGTTTCATTATAATTTAAAATAATTTCGTAAAGTCCTACTTCACCAGTTTCTCCAGTAAACCATGTATCTTCGAATAAAATTGTATCAATATTAGAAATATCAATACCAGAAATGTCTCCTGGTTTATTTGCTAGAACATTTAGTTTTTCAATATATGTATTTTTATTTGCTTCAGTTAAAATTTCATTTAAACTAGGATCGGTTCTAATATATCTCGAAATTTCATCACGAATACTATAGTTATTCATGGATAAATAGTTATATAGTTCAGTAAAATATTGGGTCATATACTCACTTCTATCCAAAACTAATGGCTCTTTATCTTTTATTGCGTCGTCTACATTTGAAAAATTAATTGCATCATTGTCGTCGTCATCATCATTGGTAGAATTAACAACAACATTAGTATTATTATCAACCGGGATATATGTATTCCGTTTTTGAAAACCAGAGTAATTGATATCAAAATTTAATAATAGCGTTTGTAATAATTCATTTGGAAAATGATCACTATAAATTTGGTTCATTATATCACCAGTATTATCATAAATCATATCATAAAACATCCCCCCTAAAAGTGGCTCTCCTGATCCTGTTTCACCACCACCAGTTTGATTAGTTATAACTGCTGTCTCACCACCCTTTTGTTTATAACTACTTCTAAGTTTCATCTTCTTCTGTTGTATTTCTTTTATTGACGAACTTCGGGTTTTCCTTTTCGATTGATCTATATCTAATAGTTTTTCATATTTTTCTTTATTTTTGGACATCTTCTTGTTTTTTTTTGCTTCTAATTTGTCTTGGCGAGCAATTTTTGCGTCTAGTTTATTTTTTTTGATTTTACTATATAATTCAGTAGTTTTAGAAATTTCATTTTTTATATTCTCATTTATGTTAATATTAACTTTATTTTCATTTATAACATTAATTAAATTAGTTATTATTGTTTGATAGGGTTTATTTTGACTCATGATTTCTTTATATTCAGTATCTTGAGGATCATCTAATACATCAGATAAACTCATAAATATAATTTTATTTGTTAGATAACTGACGACCTTTTCTACATTTGTTGCGTCTGTTTCATTTATTTTTATATTGAAAATATTTTTTACCATAGCCATTAATCCTTTTAGATATAACCAATCAGTAAGTTTTTTTGTAAAAACTGTCATTGATACAGTAGATCCTGATCTTCTTTCCACCGGATCACCAATCGAGTCAAAATTTTTCATTATATTTGAAAGGTCGTTATAGTATGATTTATAATAATTTGGTTCGTTATTTATCTGCGTGTTGTTGTTGTATTTATTTAATTGTGTTAACATATCTATCGTCTTTGTATTCTTCATGGTGACAATATCATATGAAATCCTTTTATTTTTCATTCCGACCGGATCATATACTAAATCAGGTATTGTAATGATGTTAAAATCGTGATAAATTTCTTGATTTAACATATCAAACAATTCATTAATAGTTTTGGTTTTGTTTTGGGTTTGGTCGTTTACATTCACGGTACCACTGGTACCTAAATTTATGTATATGTCATTACCATTGAGTTGTATAACTGTAGATGTTTTAGAAAAATCTCCGTCCATTTTACTAGCTATATTTCCAAATGTTTCTATTAATTCACTTAGGTTTTCATTACCTATATACGGACCGTTTGGATTTGTTAAACGATTTTGTTGATATGTGTAAATCTCAAAAAAAATTCTTTTTATATTAGAAGAATCGTCATTACCCGAGACATCCTTAAAATCGTTATTAACTAGTGAATATAATGAATTGACATCTGGAGGGGTTGTGTTATCATTATTATTATAAATGTTAATTTCTGTTAAAAAATTATTAATATATTCTACTTTCCTTTTAAATTGAATATATGCTTTTCGATCATGAAATTCCTTCATTTCTTCGGGTGATGGATAAATATAGGGTTGTCTATACATCGTATATATTCTTTCACCTGGCTTTACCCACATACAATTATTTTGTTTATGTCTGCTATATAAAGTACATAATCTATCTATTGAAGTAAATAAAATATCCTGTAATCCAAAAATGTTTTTAACACCTTCATTTTGTATTTGAATTTCCTTTACAGCATCTACTTGTTCATAATCACCACATCTTTTTAAATCTAATAATAATTTAATTAATATATTCTTTTGAATAACTGGAGTATTCGCATTCTCCTTGATATATTTACTGTATACATTGTATAACAATGATCCCAAATAAATACAGTTTGATTCTGGTCGTATATGAAATCCTTTCTCAGAAAAATCAAATTTCTGTTCCATAATAGAACCTATTAATTGTTTCAAATAAATAACAGAAGGACCATTCATAGAATATTTTGTATTCATGTTTTTGTTATCCGCAAAGAAGGGTGCTTCTCCTATTGGATCGGGATTTGTATTTAAAATATCAGTGATTTGTTCATTTCTGTCAGTACCGGTTCTTTTATAAACAACTAAAGAAAAATTATATGGAGCTTGATGCGGAATCCATTGGTTATTTGGTCTAGATTTAAATCCTATTATAAATTTATCATATGTAAATATATTATTGTTAAAAATCCAGATTTCATATTTAGAATCTAATCTTGTTTTTGGAAAAATAGACGGAAGCTTGTAGATATTTTCTCGTTGTTTATCTTTTTTTTCAAAAACTAAATTTCCATCATTGTCTGTTTTTGTTTGGATTGTAGCACCCACATCTAATAAAAACGGATTTGGATTGTTATCTGCAGTATCTTTACATTTTGATACTTTCTTTGTACCACTTGAAGTATATGCTGAATCCCCGTAATTAGTTGTATTTTTTACAACACCTAAAACATTGTCCTGAAACCCTTTAGCGAAAGCACATTTTAAATTGCCACTTCCAGCATCAGCGTTATGAACAATAAAATTATTATTATTTTCACCGAAAAAATAAAATTTCATTATGAATTGCCCTAATCTATTTTTTTTTGGCAATTGTGACACTGACTTGGTTATATTTTCTTCTTTATCAGTTATTAAAATGGTTGATAATGTATCTATAGATGGATGTATTTCACTAGGGTTGTTATAAATTTTATTTTTATCATCTTCTGTTAATTCAATTATAGTTGAAATATTCATTTTTAATGCGTAATTAACAAAAGAATTTTTATTTTCATACCTGTAAACATTAATTTCATATAGGTTTCCATCATCGCCAGTAACTTTCCATATAAAGAAAGGTTCACCATCTAATGTATCACCTGGTATTCCAATTAAATCATAATTATCTAATATATATGCTTCTATATTTCTTTCAAATGGTGATTTGTTAATTATTTTATTATTACCATAGAATGTAAAAGGACTATATTCAGCTTCCGTTAATATACCTTTTAATATAGATTGTATATTATCACCTCTTCCACTAGTCCCACCAAAATCATGAATTGTATCGTTTAATGCCAAACAATAATTCAAGGACATGTCAATTATATTATCCTTGTAAATTTTGTTATTTTTGTTATTTTTGTTGGTTATAATACTAATACTTGGAGTATTACTCATAATATAATATATATTATAATAATAAATTAATATAATATAAATTCTTTTACTCATTACATAACAATAATTGTCTAGCAATAATTGTATTACTTTCTAAAACCTGTTCGGCTGATAATCTTGCAAACCATTGAAAATTTGTTCGCGATAAGATTTCATTTGCTGGAATATATAGACCATATGATATTGGTGGTAAAGAAAAATCATCGTCATCGTCCAATAAATTATCTATTAACACTGGTTTTTTATCCGCCATCTTGGCCCCAAAATAAATAGCGTCTAAAGGCATGATATTTTTCTGTTTTACTTGGTTATATAACCAATTATCTGTTTCGCCTGTAAATTCCATTTCGTTTGTGTAATCTTCTGATACAGTTATCTCCAAGAAATTTACATATTTTCCCATCAATTCACAATCTGGTTTACATCCCATTATTTTATTTGTTGGGAAGAAATCAATACTACTAGATACTACACTCTTAGAGGGTAATTCGCCACAAAACATGGGTGTAGCGGACAAACCTTTATTATACAGTGAAATTAAATCTTTTTTACAAGCAAATGATGATGGAATAGTCATACCACCATAACATTGTAGTAATTTTGCCATTGCCAATTCTCTTAAATGTGGACGAAGTGGATTGGGTAAATTTGCTACCTTTGTGCTCCAACCTGGAATAATTTTGTTGAATGATTTATCATCTAATAAGCAAACATTGAATGAGTCACCACATTTATCTACAATTGATTTAATAGTTAAATATTGGTATGGTTGATTAAAACATTCAGTGTTGCGAGAAGCAAAATGAGGCCACCATCTTGCATTTGTTTCAAAGGCTACATGAATCCATAATATTGGTTTGTCTGATCTAGCTAAAGTAGAATCATTTAATAAATATTTCTTAATCAATTCGTATTGGTCCATTTTGTCTCGCTTAGCCTCTGTTTTTTTATATTTTTCAAAAACAAATCCTAGAACAAATAATAACAGCATGACAAAAATATATTTCACGTAATATTTCATATTGTATATATAATACTATTATAAATTTTTGTCACGCTATTATTCAAATATATTGTAAACTATTGTAAAATACTATGTTATTCATTCAATTACCTATGCGTTTTAAATCATTCCAAAATTGATTATGATTTTTTCGTATCATTTCATCCTGATTCATTAACTTATATGCCCGTTGAATATTGACATCTTCGTCACGATTTACTGTATTCTTTAATTTGTCTTCATGTGAAGAAATCCACTCATCACGATTTTGAACCATATCTTGGGTTCGTTCCCTATTCAATTCGTCCACACTCGAATACTTTTTACGTTGATGAAAATCCTCTTCCGTCACTGGAATCACAGACTCACAATGTGCCTTTCGCAAATCTTCAAATTGTAATTTATCAAACATAGATGAACCATAGTTTCCAGGGGTTTCTCTCACTAAATCAAACTGACCCTCTGTACCTACTTGCATATCTTGAAAGTCCTGATGAACTATTAATTCTCTCATGTGTTTCTTTTTATTTTGTATGAATTCATTCATTTGACCAGTACTAGATATTGTTTCATTAACTACATCTTCGTCTGATTTTAACCAATCACCATATCCTGTTTCTTCAACGTCGTCCTTTAATCGCATCTTTTCAAATGTACTATTGAACCAATCGGTGTATTCTGTTTGAGACATTGTTTTTATTTTACCATCAATTAAAATACTATGTTCTTTACTCCATAAATCATCCTTCTCATATTCGGAATTCGTTGTTGTACTGCTTTGTCTCAGCTGATGAATTTTAAGTAAATATTTATATGCTTGAGAGAAAAAGAGGAAATATTCTTTATCTAGATTGGATTTATCAGGGTGGGTTTTCAATACTATTTTTTTTGCCGACTTTAAATCCTCTTCTTTAAAGTGAAAAGGCATCTTAAACAAATTTAATAAATCATTTAAATCATAATTGTGTATATTTAAATCTAGACCTTCCATTTAGATATACAATAAGTTATATTTTTAATTTGTATTTTCGAGAATTACATTGTTTGTATTTTGTTTGTATTTTGTTTGTATTTTGTTTGTATTTTCTTCAATTACATTTTTCTACATCTTGAAAAAAACGCAATTATTTCATTTACATCTGTTCCCGATATACTGTCATCTGGAATAAAACTAGTTGTCCCTTGTTTATAAGCCATTAACGTTGGAATACCTTTCATCATTTTTTTTGTCTTCATATAAGCAAACAAATCAAAATTATCATCTATATCTACTTCAAAACACCTTGTATTTTCACTAGATAATGTTTCAAAATGTGAATCTACTAAGGTTTTGATGGTTTTACATGGTTTACACCAATCCGCTGTATATTTAAATATCATTACTCCCTGATTACTTTTCAATATTGCTAAAAAATCGTTTCTATCACCAGAAAATTCTTGCGCCATATACAATATTACACAAATTATGTTTAAGTTTTGGATAGGATACATAAGTATAACAATTACATCCTTGAATATTCATGTGTGTAAAAATCTATACACACGACCCTTACGATATTTCTCACTTCTAGCGCGTTTTATTTGTTTTTTTGATAACTCTTTGTGAGTGGTCGGGGTTTTTTTAGTGATTCTATGCGTGGGTCGATAAATATCATTTTTGTTTTTGTATCCTATTTCACCGCGCTGGTTCACCCATTTTTCATCAAACCAACGAGTTAGTCCACGTTTTTTGGTCTTTGCTCCCTTATACGGACTTTTACGTTTTCCATACTTCTTGGTAAATTGTTTCTTATACTCTTTTACAACCTTACCACTTCTATACGCACTATGTTTTGGCTGTTTTTTGTAAATTCGTTTCTTAATCTTATCATATAATTTATTATCAACTGGTTCAGGCATAGTATGACAGTATAAAATTATATAATATTTTTATTTTTATTTTTATTTTGAGCGAATAGTTATACATCATCAATAATTCGCTCTAAATCCTCAATTTTAATTGACGGATATTTCACATGACATTCCCAAAAATATTTACAATAAGCCCATTCAAATTCATAATTTTCGCGATACGACTCTTCCATTTGTTCTAGTAATCGTGTTTCTATTCTCTTAGGCAACAAACATAAACTGTTCTTAGGCAATACATAGCTCAATTGAACCAATTCAGTTACCGGATTTTTCGCCTTTTCGTCTACTAATTCTGTATCAAAATAAGGAACATATTTTAATAAATCCTGTAGTAAAGGCGGATAATGATAGTTATATGTCCATCGCCAATCCACACATCCACTACTATAATATTTCCAGGTCCACTCTAATCCCTCTAAATAGTTCAAGCTAATCCTTTTTCGCCATTCATCATTTATATCCAAATCAAATAACATGTCATAATATCTCGTTTCCCAAAACCGGTCTCGTGGATTGATATATTTTTCTACTTGTCGTTCCTTTGACGGAGCATGAAGCATTTCTTTGTCAAATGTAGTCATATTTTCTTCTATACGTACTGGTCTTTTTTCCTGTTTATTTCGTAAATGATAATCATTTTCAATATAAGTATGCTCGTGTTTTGATAAATCAGCTATCAATAAACGCAAATTCTTCCACACAATTTTGCCATCGTGTATAATATTTTTATTACTATTACCTAAAACTTTACGGTATGTTTCAAGAATAACATCCATTCCACCAGTTCTAATATTGAGTGCCGGAAAATGAGGAAGAAAATCATTCCCTAATAAGAAACACATAAATATATAATCAAACACCCGGTTTCGTTCAACGTCCGTCTCAGGCTCTTTGTCATTATTCAAATAATAAACCAGATTATTTTTAAATTCAGGAATATCAATTACATACATCAAATTAGGATCCAATGAGTTATCAATACTCTTGATGAAATCAGGCGTTTCACGAAATAGATACATATTTTTACAATATTGTAGATGATTAATAGTTAACATGATTAAATCGGCATCAAGACCATAAATTACCGTTTTCATATCTTCCAATTCTTTTGTATTTTCACGGATATACTCAAATATTTTATGTTCTCCTTCGCCTGGAAAATCGCTACCACTAATAATAATTTGCTTTACATTATACGTCGATGGTTTACGAAAATGATAGCGGACTTGAAGATTTAGCTTATTCATAAAATCCGTACCAGGTGTAATAGCAGTACTGTTCCATACCGATTTGTCTGTTTTATCATATTGATTGATAAACCATGACTTATAACGACGATTTTTCTGCTGATCTAATTTCGCAACTGGAGCCACACCATCAAAAGCAATATACAAAAGATGAGATGGTGATATTTGCTGTATATAAGTTTCAACCTTGTTACATACAGCATTAATTAGTTTACGTTCAAACTCAGCATCGTTTCCACTATATTCAATAGTACGCATAGCATCATATACTATCGAATTACTATCTAAATATAAATGATTTATTACCGAATTTTTTTGTTGAAAACGCTTTATAATTTTTGGATAATTTTTTATGATATGTGAGAAGTAAGCAGGTATACCCATTACATATATTGTAGTCTTTTTTTTAATATCATTTTTAATATCATTTTTAATATCATTTCAAAATCATCATGTTTGGCGATATATTTAGCGATAATTTGGTGAAAACCCGAATAAATTTAATTGTATTTTTTTAAATCGCTAAATATAATAATGAAAAATAAAATTATTTCCAAGAATAATAGTGATAATGATGATACTGATGTAAAGTCGTTACTCGGGGACAAAATCGGTTACCTTCATCAGTTGATTCAAAAAACTATTTTGTCGATTCAAAAATACAAACAACAAGATGTTATGGGTGCCAATGAACTAAATCAAGGTGTTCAAACTTTAGAGAGATTATACTTGGATTTAACAAAAATAAAGGCATTGTTCAAAAACAAAAACAAAAACAAAACAAACATTACGACTATTATTGAAGAATTGGAATCGATTCGCACTGAATTATCTATTGTTTTTAAAGTATACGGCACAGAAAATATATCGGATTTGTTAAATGTCGTATTTGGCGATGACTATATTAGTTCACTATCTAACGATAAAGAACTCCTTTATGCTAGTAAATATTCTATTTTGGACAAACATTTTCATCCATTTTCCTTTAAAATAGTTCCTTGGAAAAATGACCGTAAGAATAGTCTTACTATTGGAAAATCAATTGAGAAAAATAAAATAGTAGATGATATGTGTATTGTTGAAAAATCACCCAATTTAGACTGTTTTGATTTATGTAGAACCAGTGATACATTTCAACTAAAAGTATATGGAGTTAAAATTGCCTTTCATAATGTCAGTGAAAAGAAAACGCTTATTGTATCTGGTCTCATTGACGATTTGTTAATAACCTGTATTGATAACGAATATTTGGCTAATAATTTAGAGTACTTAATTAAAGAATCACCTGGTCAGTCTGGTTATGAAGAAAAAACATTTCAAAAATTTGTTCATGCTATCACTTTAAAAGAATTATTAGTTTATTCTAAAGATGAATTATTTCATAAGTACACCGGATATACTACCCAAATTTCTTTGTTAAAACAAAAACCAATTGCACAAGTCGTGAAAGATTTTCTTAACAGTGATTTATATGGTCAACGTACTACATTGATTCAATTATTAATGAAATCAGACGATCATGAATATCAATATTTATCATACTTATTATATGATTTATTATCTAATGACAATAATGGTACGATTGATACTAGTGAACAAACATTATTGTTTGATAGTTTACCGTGGAAAAGTAAAACATTTTTTAAAGATGCCATGAAACAAACAATCACATATACCAATAACTTATCCAATTTTGATAATGGAAAAATACCACTCGAACAACAAATATGTCTTATGAAAGTTCCAGATTCAGTAAAAGAAAAGGCTATGACAAAATTAAAAGAAATCAAATCCAAAACAGACGACAATGGATCAAAAGCACGTAGTTATTTGGATGGACTCTTGAAAATCCCTTTTGGTATTTATAAACAAGAATGGATATTGACGGTAATGGATAGTATTAAAGCTGAATTTAATACGCTACTGGAAAATATATTAAAAGTAGATAGCCATTTTTTGAGTGATAGAAATATCGATTATACTATAGATAAAATCACCAATATTCAAATTAAACATATATGTAATCAAATTAAAACTGAATGTAACGGGAACATGATATCTAAATTAGTAGAAAAATTAACAGTTAATTATACACCAGACAAACGTGACGATCTAATCATCAATATATGTACTATTAATAATGTCATCAAATCAAATAAACTAAAAATACATAAATTAGTTCATTCGGGAAAGAAAATAGAATTCATGAAAAGTGAAATTGTGAAATTTATTGAACAGTATAAGGATAATGTTGATATTATTGACCAATTATCTGGTTTGAAGAATATTTCAAATATGTCATTAATTGAAATTATTATGAAAAGTATTGACACGATTGAAAATAAATGGCAATCTATTAATCGATATATGAATCAAGTGAAAGATACCTTAGACGAAGCCGTACATGGACACGAAAAAGCAAAAACACAAATTGAAAGAATAGTTGCACAATGGATTAATGGTGAACAAGGAGGTTATTGTTTTGGATTTGAAGGCCCTGCTGGTGTGGGAAAAACGACATTTGCTAAAAAGGGTCTTGCTAAGTGTTTAGTTGATGAAAATGGCGAACATAGACCCTTTACATTTATAGCTATGGGAGGACAAGATAACGGTAGCACTTTAAGTGGTCACAACTATACTTATGTTGGTTCAGAGTGGGGTAAAATAACCGATATATTGATGAAAAACAAATGTATGAATCCCATCATTTTTATTGATGAACTGGATAAGGTTAGTAAAACAGAACATGGTAGAGAAATTATCGGCATTTTAACTCATTTGATTGATTCTACACAAAATGATGGATTTCAAGATAAATATTTCAATGGTATTGACCTTGACTTGTCCAAAGCACTTTTTATCTTCTCGTATAATGATGTTACATTGATAGATCGTATTTTACTAGATCGTATTCACCGCATCAATTTTGAACATTTAACAATAGAAGACAAATTGGTTATCACAAGAAAACATTTACTTCCTGAAATCTATAACAAAATGGGTCTTCAAGGGTGTATTGACATTACAGATGAAAATATTGTATATATTGTAGAAAAATATACAAGTGAACCAGGTATTCGAAAATTCAAAGAATTGCTTTTTGATATTATCGGTGAAATTAATTTGTCTTGTTTAAAAAATTGCGAAGGAATTGAATTACCTATCACTATGTCAAACGACGACATTAAAAACAAATATTTGAAGGAAAGTCATGAACACCAAGACAAGAAAATTCCACTTCAATCTTCTAGTGGTGTTATTAATGGATTATGGGCAAATTCTATGGGTCAAGGTGGAATTATTCCAATTGAAGCGAAGTTTTTCCCGTCTACATCATTTATGGAATTAAAATTAACAGGTCTTCAAGGAGATGTTATGAAAGAAAGTATGACTGTTGCGAAAACATTGGCAACTTCTCTTTTGGATAAAGAAATATTGAAGCGTAATTTGAAAGAATTTGAAGAGACCAAAATGCAAGGGATTCATATTCATTGCCCTGAGGGAGCTGTTCCAAAAGATGGTCCTAGTGCAGGTACAGCTATTACTTGTACTCTTTATAGTTTGCTCACAGGTAAGAAGATTAAAAAAACAATTGCTATTACTGGAGAAATCAATTTACAGGGTTGTGTTACTGCTATTGGTGGCCTAGATTTAAAAATATTAGGTGGACTTAAAGGTGGCGTGAGGGAGTTTATTTTTCCCAAAGAAAACGAAAAGGATTACAATTCGTTTATAGAAAAATACAAGAGTAATGATGAAAAGGAAAAAATGTTACACGGTGTTAAGTTTCATTCTGTCAATAACATACATGAAGTATTAGAATTGATTTTTGAAGAATAATGTCTTGTTATAGTATAAGATATATCATGGCGATGCAACTCAATTTTAGTAATATGTTACAATTTTTTTCGGCTATATCACCTATTTTATTAGCTTTTTGTTTGTTGATGATTTCATTATTTAACTCAGATATTAAAGGTTTTGTCTATTTAGGCGGTATATTAATTGCCTCGTTAATCAATTTAATTATTCTTAATACATTGAAAATAAAATCACAGACATTGATTCCTCATTTTTGTAATTTGATTGAATTTCCATTTAATTTAAATGAATATGTTAATCCAGCGTTTAACAGTATGTTTATTGCTTTTACACTTGCCTATCTATACATGCCTATGAAAAATATGTCTGGTATTAATTATCCAGTTCTTTTGTTTGTTACAGGGCTATTGGTATTGGACGCTGTAACTAAAATTATGGGCGGTTGTACTACATTTAGTGGCGTTCTTTTAGGTAGTCTTGTTGGATTTTTATTGGGTATCGGTTGGTTTGCTTTATTTTATTCAACTGACCACAAGGACCTTTTATTCTTTGGTGTAGAACCTTCCAATAACGTTGTTTGCTCAAGACCAAAAGAACAGACATTTAAATGTTCTATTTTTAAAAATGGCACTATTATTGGTGCTACTTCCGCAAACGCATAAATAGAATGATGATATTTTTGATGAAAATAATAAAAATTTTTTATTTTTATTATTTATTTGGTGTAATGATTTTTCAAATTCATTTTGAAAACAGGTTCAAATCCATAGACCCACGGACCAATAATATATACACAAGTGTATGAAGGATCAAGCCACGTGTGGTGGGACAACCATTTGCTTCCGCAGTTTTACCTAAAATACTTCCAAACATCTGTTGCGTCAACTTATATGTTTGTGGATGTATGACTAGCAAAAAAATAAACGCTGAGAAAATCGTGATTTTCCATTTCATGTAACTAGAATCAGCCATAATACAATATACCGCGATTTTTATTCCTATTTCTTCTCAAAATCGTAAAAAATTAAAATTGAACTATTTGAGGGTGTAATGGTAGTTACATATTTATTAGTATACATCATGGGTCGTTATTACCATGGTTCAATTGAAGGAAAATTCTGGTTTGGTATTCAAACAAGTGGCGATATTAGTAATCTAGTTACAATTACACCTGAAATATGTTATGTATGGAAGGTATGTTCATGTGCTGCTAATATTGACGATGGTTATTGTAAGGATTGTTATGATTCCAAAGAAGAACATGAAGTAGATGTCATTGAAGAGGATGGAGAGAATGAAGATAATTCTTTGTATATTGAAGCACAAATGATTATTTATCGTCTAAAAAAGGATATACATTACAATGAGCTAAAGACTACCATGGATACATTACGATTGAAAATTGATCCAGAGGTTATCGCAGAATTTGACAAAATAGAACAAAATGATAAAATTTTAGATGCGTTCACAGGTGTGTTCGATAATATGGAAAAGAAATTAAATATAATCGAAAAGAAAAAAGAGGAATCTGAATCATCATCATTGCCAACAGACCATAATGAACTAGTCGCTAGATATACAATAGGGTATCAATTAGAATATTGTTTGCGAACAACTGATGAGGATTGTTATGTAGATTGTGAATGTTGACTTTCACGTAAAAAAAATAAAAATAAAAATAAAAATAAAAAATGTATTGTAATATTTTGTACATTTTTATTTTCGGTCGGTGTAATTAGGGTGTAAAATGAATATAATTTTTACTCCACCAACTTGTAAATTCTTGAAGTGCTCTACTTTTATGTAAACTGACGGTTAACAATTTAGGATTTGAGTTTGGTTTTCGCCATGTTTGTAAAAAATATTGAATAATATTTCCTGTATTTGCTGTCTTGTATTTTTCATCCAGTTGTTGTTCTGTAAACATTGGATTACCAACTCGTTTGTTTACGTCATTATGAAATGATAATAACATCATTTTAAGGTCTCGTTTATTACGAATATTTTTCACATTTAATGATGCTAGTTTATGTTGAGCATGTCCTGCGCATTCAGGACATGGTAAATTGCTACAAATTTGTTTTATAATAGCGATTAAACTATCTTTGACGGATACAAAATGATCATCTTTTACTTTTTCGGCTAAAGTATGAAATAAATACCATGTACATGGTCCCCAGTATCTTGTCATTATATGCTAAATATATATAAAGGTTTGTTTATAATTTTATATATATTAACATGAATTATATATTAAATAATAATATTGATTTTTATGCCGAATTAAATAAAGATAGTGATGATGAATCTAGTGATGAAAATACATGTTTATTAACTGATTTACCCCTTGATAAAAATTCTATTAAATTACCATGCTCACATGAATTCAATTTTTATCCATTATATAAAGAGGTGTTTCAGCAAAAAACATTAACCACCAGTTCTTATCTAAATCTTGATAAATTGGATTTTCATCAAATAAAATGTCCTTATTGTAGACAGAAACATGATTTTTTACTTCCTCATATTCGAATAAATAAAGATATGAGATATTGTCCCGGTGTAAATAGTCCACAGCAATTTTGTATGAAATTTCATACATGTGATTATGTATTTAAAAGTGGGAAAAACAAAGGAAATATGTGTTATAGTAACGCTTATTATGATGTAAATGGTTGTTATTGTTTAACACATCATACATCTATTGCTAAGAAAATGACTACATCAAACAAAACTAAAACTAATGAGGGATATGTAAAAACGTGTGGAGCTATATTGAAATCGGGTAAAAGAGCCGGATATGAATGTGGTTCAAAAATAATTGATGAAACTAGTCACTTTTGTAAACGACATTTATCTAAATAATGTTTATTTATCCTCGAAATCACACGAATGTACACCTCCCAAAACACGTTTCCGGAATTCGGGAGATCTTTTTAGGTGATTTTCATGTAGGTAACATTGCCTACATGATAATTCAACAACGTCCAAAAACAAAACAATCATGTAGGGTCATGTAGGTAGCTCCCTACATATGTAGCGAAGGAAAATAGCACAAAAAAACAGTTAGCGTTTACATGAATGTAGTAAATTTCACTTTTACTTTTTTTTTCAAAAGTCATTTGGCTTTTCAGAATTCAACATGCTTTTTTTGTGTGTTTTTTCTGAAAGTGAAAATAGGA